ATACCGGGACATGAACTCATCGGATAAACCAATCCGGAAACGCAGCCTTCAAAGGCTGGCCAAGGAGCTGGGACTTTCACTGGACCACCTAAAGAAGTTAAGCGCCAAGAATGACTGGGTAAGCAGAGCCGCAGCATATGACGAATACCTGGATGAGCTGGCCAGAGAGCAAAACGAGGCTGAAATCATCAAGATGCGTAAGAACCATGCGCTGCTGGCCTCTCAAATGATCACCAAGGCGGCCAAGAGGCTGCTAACAATGCCGGAAGAGGAGATAACCGCAGCCGACCTCGTGCGCCTGGTCGATGTCGGAGTTAAAATCGAAAGATTAAGCCGCGGCGAATCCACCGAAAATAGACAGATAAGCGGAGAGGCAAAGGTCATTCACCAGGGAGAAGTAACGGTTAAAAATCCGATGAGCCTGGACCTTTCCCGATTATCTGACGAGGAGCTGTCGAACCTTGAACAGCTACTGGAAAAACTACATCCAGAGCCAGATGTTTGATGTTAACGCTCTGCGGGAAGCGATCCTGAAGGAGAAAGCGGAGCGCAACCTTTCAGAGTTCATCAAACAAGCGTGGCAAGTAATCGAACCAGGCACGCCGTATGTAGAGAACTGGCACATTGATTTAATAAGCGAGTATCTCCAAGCGGTGGATAACTGCGAGATATTGAGGCTTATAATCAATATCCCGCCCCGGCACATGAAGTCCATACAAACAACAGTGTGCTACCCAGCCTGGTCATGGATCAAGAAACCGGAAAAGCGTTTTATAAAAGTTTCATACAGTGACAGCTTATCCAGGAAGCATAACGTACTCTGCAGAGATATTATTAGAAGCCCATGGTACCAGAAAAACTGGGGAGACCGGTTCAAGATCAAGGACGACGTCGACAGGCAGGATGAGTTCAAAAATAATCACCACGGAATGATGTTCTCCACGAGCGTAGGCGGCCGATTAACCGGTGAAGGCGGAGACGTAATCATCGTGGACGACCCGCAAAATCCTCTCATGGCCAACAGCGCCACAGAGAGAGAAGCATCGATAGCATTCTTTAAGAACACGCTGCAGACCCGTCTCAATGATCCGAAAAAAGGCGCAATAATCGTAATCATGCAGAGACTGCATGAGAACGACCTGACAGGCTACATTCTTTCAGAGCAGCTGGGATATGAACATGTATGTCTGCCGGCAGAAGCTCCAGAAAGGACAATTATTCATTTTCCGATAAGTGGCCGTGAGATTATCCGGGAGAAAGGAGATCTTCTTAATCCACAGCGCTTTGACAAAGAAACCCTGGAAGGCCTCAAGAAATCCATGGGAAGCGCTCAATATGCCGGACAGTTCCAGCAGACACCGGCGCCGGCTGAAGGTTTAATATTCAAGAGAGAATGGCTGGGGAATTTCTTCAAGGCAGCACCTCACCAAAGCATGCTTATTCAATCCTGGGATATGCCGTTCACTAAAAGCGAAGGCAGCGCCAAATGTGCAGGCATTGTCATGGGAAGGAATGGCTCCAACATTTACATCCATGACCTGGTGAACGACAAAATGAGCTTCACAGAGAGCGTGGCTGCAGTTCGCACACTTACAGGCAAGTGGCCAAAAGCCAGAGCGAAGGTTATAGAAAACAAAGCAAATGGCCCGGCCATCGTTGACCTTCTGAAAAAAGAGATCCCAGGCATGGTGGAGTTTAACCCGAAGGGCAGTAAGGAAGAGCGTGCAATCAGTGTAACACCTTACTTTGAAGCGGGAAATATCTGGTTCCCAGATCCAGAAACGCACCCATGGGTACACGACTTAATCAATGACCTTTTGATATTTCCAAAAGGGCAATACAAGGATACAGTAGACGCCCTGGTACAAGGTATTTTATATCTCATGGATAAACCGTCCATGACAGGTCCGCCAAAGGATACTACCCTCACAAAGAGCAGCTACTGGCGACGATAAAGAAAAGCACCGTGCAAGCACAGTGCAAGTATAGTGCTTTTATTATACCAATATCAGCCCAGCACAGGGAGAGCACTACAAAAAGAGAGATAATCTAAAAAACGGTTTTTGTTATTAAAAATGTCATAAAAACGATGAGGTTTAGGAAGCGTTTATAGCGCTTCTTTTTATTTATTCCAATTACTCCAAACCCAGCAATAATGCGGTTTTGCAAAAAGCATAGTGCAAGCACCATACAAGCACAGTAAAAGCACAGAACGAGCCCTGCTGGTACCCTATTACCTTTAACCTATTACCTTTTACCTTTTACCTATCACTGTATAGTGCGACAGGTAGGACGGGAAAGGAGGGATAAATAAATCAAAGAGAGGAGAGATCCATCATGGACACCAAAGGCTATCAATTAAGGGCCCGTTTCCTTCAGGAAGCTGAAGAGAAAGGACCAACAGCACAAATGCTGATAGTAGCTGTCAAGCTGCCAACCGGAGCCGTCGAGCTTATCACAAACACGGCCCTGCTGCACACAAAGATAGACTACTACAAAAACGCATATGATGAGGAATTCAGGCTAAAAGGGAACTCCAACGTGCAGATAGTAGGCTTCATGTTTGTGTAGCCAGGACAAGGCGGAAAGGGAGGTGAGAAAGTAAATGGCTAACAATAATTTCAGGGAAATCGGCCGCATCGGACAAAAAAGATATGGTGGCTTTTTCTATGAGGAATTCCTGAAAGATCTCCAGGGAAGGAAAGGCGTCGAGGTTTACAAGGAGATGAGTGAGAACGACGATGTAATCGGCGCAATCCTTTATGCGATCGAGATGTTAATCAGGCAAGTATCCTGGATGGTTCAACCGGGAGGACCCACAGCAAAGGATGAGGAAGCTGCAGAGTTCATCTACCAATGTATGGACGATATGCAGGATACCTGGACCGATACCATATCGGAAATCCTTTCATTCCTGACATATGGATGGAGCGCTCACGAAATCGTGTACAAGAGGCGCGCCGGCAAGAGCAAGGATCCAAGACTTAACAGCAAATACAGCGATGGCCTCATAGGATGGCGCAAGCTCCCGATAAGAGCCCAGGAGACCCTCTGGGAATGGGTATATGACGACGAGGACAATCTTCTCGGAATGATCCAGATGCCGCCGCCAAAGTATGAGCTCATCACGATACCAATTGAAAGGCTTCTAATCTTCAGGACCAAGAGCAGGAAAGGTAGCCCGGAAGGAAAGAGCATCCTCCGTAATGCATACCGCAGTTGGTACTTCAAGCGCAGGATCCAGGAGATAGAGGGAATAGGTATCGAAAGAGACCTGGCCGGTTTTCCGACATTGACAGCTCCGGAGGGAATGAACATCTGGGATGAAGACGACCCAGAAATGGTAGCTGTCAGGATGGCCGCAGACCGAATTGTCCAAAACATAAGACGGGACAGTCTGGAAGGTTTGACATTACCGGCCGGCTGGAAGCTGGAGCTCTTAAGCACAGGAGGGCGCCGACAGTTTGACACCAATGCAATTATTGAGAGATACGACACCAGGATAGCAATGACCGTCCTGGCCGATTTTGTTTTATTAGGTCACCAGAAGGTGGGAAGTTTCGCACTGTCCAGTGATAAGACAGAACTCTTTGCAATGGCCGTCGGAGCATACCTTGACATCATCTGCGAAACTTTCAACAACAAGGCAATCCCAGCGCTGATTGATTTAAACGCTCAACACTTCGCCGGCATCACCGATTATCCTACGCTGCAGCATGGCGACATTGAGAGCGCAGACATTCAGGCTCTGGCCTCTTATATCAAGGATATGACAGGCGTCGGCATACTGGTACCGGACGACCACCTCGAAGATTATGTGAGAGAAGTGGCCGGCCTGCCAGAAAGGCTGGATGAAGGGACCAATCCAAGGAAGCCAAGGCCAACAAGAGAGCGCAATCCTGACGTTCAGCCAGGCAAGGAGGCAGACATTGACGATCTGGGATATTTAGAGGACGATGAGGAAGCTGTAAAGAAGGCCATGGAGAGATTGGGGAGGTATGATTGATGTTCAGGATCCGGAAGTCAATTCACCTTCATCCGATATACAAGGCAAAGAAGAAAAGTAAAGCAGCGCAAGAGGTCCTCGATAAGTTAAATACATTCCTGGATGCAACGGAGCCCGAACCGGTGTTTTTCCTCACCAGGCTATGGAAGGACCAGCAGCAGGCCATAACATATAAGGAATTAAGAGAGGCAATTCTCAACGGTTACATCGACGAAAAGACCATCCAGGCCTGGCAGAACGACTACGCAAACTTTGTAAACGAGCACTTAAAACCTCTATGGATTGAGGCGATGCAGGCAGCTAACGCAGATTTGATGGCAGCACATCCTGAGTATTTCTTCGACCCAATGAGCCAGGGTGTCCTTAAGTGGACCAATGAACATGGGGCTCAATGGGTAACTGTAATAACGGAAGAACAGAAGGAAGCAATATCGGCCATGCTGGAGCATGCATACAGCGGAGCATTTTCTGTTGACGAGCTGGCCAGAGCAATCCGACCAACAATAGGACTAACCAAGGTTCAAGCCAAGGCCAACCTGAACTATTATCAGCATGTGAAAAACACACTCCTGGAGAACAACCCAGGAATGAAGGAATCCACGGCCCAGAAAAAGGCTCAAGAAGCAGCGGCAAAATATGCAGCCAAGCAGCATAGGCAAAGAGCTTTCACTATTGCCACAACCGAAATGGCATTCGCTTATAACAAGGGAGCTGATGAGGGAATAAAGCAGGCCCAGGAGCAGAACCTTATAGGCAAAGTGGTGAAAGTTTGGAGCACAGCCGCAGATGAAGGTGTATGCTCTATATGTGGAGCATTGGACGGCGTCGAAGTAGAAATGGGCGCTGATTTTGATTTCAAAGGCAATGAATTATACAGCGGTCAGAAGGAAACCCCGCCGGCGCACCCACGCTGCAGATGTGCATTGCTTTATGTCGAAAAAGAACCTCCGAAATACCAGGCGGTACCTGATCAGGAAGTGATCCAGAACTGGAACCCGGAAGATCAAATACCAACACCTGAACATCCGGAATCAGCAAAGCCAATAATACCGCCGGCAGAGAAAATGCCACCAGGCATGAAATACAAAGGCAAGGCAAATCTCGGAGGAACCGGGGAAATGCATTTATACATCGATGATACCGGCCAGGAATGGCTATTCAAGCCAGCACAAAGCAAAGCTGGAAAACCAGAAGCCTTCAGAGCGTATGTCCAGGAGGCCGGATATAAGGTCCAGGCGATAATAGATCCAGACACAGCGGTACCCGTAGGAACCGGGGAACTGGGCGGCAAGTTTGGAGCCTACCAGAAGAGAATAACAACCATAAGCGACAAAATAGACCTGAAGCATTGGCAATACACCAGCGAACAGCTACCACCAGGAATGGCAGCGCAGCTACAAAGAGAGCATGTAACTGATTGGCTATTGGCCAACTTTGACAGCCATGGTGGTAACTTCGTAATGGACGAGGCAGGACGGCTCATAGGAACAGACAAAGAACAGGCTTTCAGGTACATCAAGCAGATAGGCGCCCAGCAGATGAGCTACACATACCACCCCAATGCAACCTATGGAGAGACAGAGCCGATTTATAATACTTTATTCCGAAGGTTCGCAAAAGGAGAAATAGATCTGGATCTGCAGGATACATTGACTTACATCAAGAGAGTGGAGGCAATCCCAGATAACCAGTACCGGGAAATATTCAGAGACTATGCCGAAGCTCTATATGGGAAAGGCAAAGAAGCAGAGGAGCTGCTGGACCTGATCGTCGAGAGAAAAAACCGGTTAAGAGAAGACTACCGTCAATTTTTCAGCGACCTTCTCACAGAGCGAACCGGTAAAAAACAAGTGTTCGTCTGGGCAGACGAGGCTGCAGAGCATATGAAACAGCCACTAACGGCAGTAACACACAGCCCGGAAACCCTGCAAAAGATGAACATGGCAGAGCTTAAGCAACTGGCCAAACAAAAGCAGATCCCATACTACAACAATATGAATAAGACCCAGCTGGTAACAGCAATATCGGACCCGGTAAAAGCACCAGAAATGAGCGCCCAGGTAAGAAATAGGCTGCTGGCCAACGAGGCAGCCAGGAAAGCTGCAGCAAGAACACCAGCAGCGCAGAAGGCCAAAGAAATCGTATCTGCAGATGAAATATTCAAAGACGCCTCAATCATTCCAGAGAAAAAGCTGGGAGTTCCGGTCAGAAGCGATAAGGGCAGCGTTGAAGGTCTCAATTTAACGGCCAGGAGAATGCGGTTATTAGACGACGCAAGCGGTACGGAATATGAGGTCTATGAAATAACCGGCAAGCTGACCAGGGAAACATGGTCCAAGACATGGGACAAGATGAAACCCATAGGAGAGATAGGAGAGCTTGAATTTGAGCTCGCAGACGATGCCAAAAAGCTCTTTGCTTCCAAAGCGGACCTTGGAGCTTCCATCAGAAGCATTAAGGTAATAGATGGAGAAACAACATTCGAGCTTTACATTGATGGCCAGACCAGGAGATACAATGGCTGGCGCGGCTTCTTTAGATTGAGAACACCGGTAACCTCAAATGGAGCCGCAGACGCTGCGAACATGAGAAATATGCTGCAAAAACTGGAGCTTGATGATCTTTTATTGAACCCGGATAGCGAAGCTGAAAGAGTGTTCAAAATGAGCCGACTTGTATGGCAACACGCTCCCCATCGTATCCAGGAATTAGATGGTTTGACGCCAGAGCAGATACCGATTAAACTGGATATGATAATGAGGCAAGAAGGAATAGACCCGAAACGTATAAATAACATGAAGCTGGTTAAAGTCTTTGATGGATATTCAACATACGTCGAAGAGGGAATTGTCGAAACATACAAGAAGGCAGGCCTAAAATATGTCTGGACTGGAGTTCCGGATGCAGACGATATCGTAAAGATCATTCAGAGCCCAGGCCTGATGTCAAACAACAACCGTTTCAGAGCAGGATTGAGGCGCACAGGAGCAAGCCCGGTAGAGGATTTCAGGACCGGCGGCAGCGATAACGTATTCACCAGGATAGGCGTCAAAAGCAAAAGTAACCCAAGATTTGACGACTGCTACCGTGGGAACCGATATCGCATTCTTATTGATCCAAGAGTCATGGAAAGAACAGACTGGTACGCATACGATGGAGACTCCTTCGGGAGCTCGGATCCGTCGGCCATGGCCGGCAGAGTCTCACCGGTGGAATTCATCAAGCGAATGGCCACAAGCTACCGGTACGGCAATGAAATTATGTTCAGGCACGGCATAGCGAAGGAGACATTCATCGGAATATCGTGTCAGAGCAATGCCCTGCGAGCAGAACTCCTGGAGAAGTTCAAACAGGCGCACATTACTAAGATAAACGGGATACCGATAGAAGATTTTGTAAAGGTGGGATCTACGATATGATAGACCAAAGAGCTGTATACGTCTTCAAGCCACCGGGAGAAAAAGATTTCACCGGGATAGCGCTGGATGTTCACATTCACAAAGAGACCCTCCGGTTCTTTGACACCAACAGAGGACACGAACTGCCAGGCAAGGTAACCCAGGAGACTGACAACGGATTTATATTCACATCAACAGGAATCATTCAAGGGGAATGGCAGTTCAAAGTGCTGGGAATTGGAGAGTTTAAACGGAAATATTTCAAACTGGTCGAAGGCGGCCAAACGCTGGCGGCCAAGTTACAAACAACAGAGGACCTCCACCAATGGTATCGGAGGGAGTTCAAGATTTAAGGCGAGGGAAATAGACCTCGTCTTTTTGCTTTGAAAGGAGGTTGATATCAATGCCTAAATTCAGCGACCTGGTGAACATCAAGAAGGACCAGCCGAAACCGGCAAAAAAAACTTCAGGCGTGATAAAAGGTCGCTTCAAGATCCAGAAATCAGACGATGACAAAATGCTGGCCTTTGGATGGGCCAACGTAGCAGTCACTGCCAGCGGCCAACAGATAGAAGACTATCACGAGGACATGATAGATCCGGAAGAGCTGGAGCAGGCCGCATACACATTCGTGGAGCTTTATCGTGAAGGTGGAGAGCAACACGAGCGCGGAGGAGTGGCTGTACTCATTGAAAGCATGGTATTCACCAAGGAGAAGATGAGGCTCCTGAACATTCCAGAAGGTACGCTGCCTGAAGGCTGGTGGATAGGCTTCAAGGTATTAGATCCGGATGTATGGGAGAAGGTCAAGGATGGAACGTACCCGATGTTCAGCATTGAAGGAGAGGCCATCAGAGAGGAAGTTACCGAAGAATAATAGCATATCGGTAAATCAAGAAACGGCGAGAAATCGTCGTTTTTTGTTTTATATAAATCAGCCGGGAAAGGAGGAGAGACACGAAAATGGCATTTAAACTGAAGGACCTTAAAATCACCAAGGTGGATTTTGTGGAGGCCGGAGCAAACCCAGAGGCAAATATCCTGTTTTTTAAGAGCAAAGACGGCACTCCTGGAGCAAAATCTTCCGAACCCATTGCAGCGAAAGGAGGTGAAAAAAGCGAGAACCCCGTCAAAAAGTTTTTCTCTGCCATAGCAAAAGCTCTGGGAATAGCCGAAGACGAACACGTAGGTGAGGCAATCGAAGAAATAGCCAAAGGATACGAGGCAGCTACATTCGGAGAGAAGATGGATGAGCAGAAGCGCAGGAGAGTAACCAGTGAAATCTGGGACGTTTGCTACGCCCTGGAGGAAAGCCTGTGCTCTATCATCTGCGACGACGATGTGCCGGAAGATGAAAAACCGGCCATGATGGAACAGAGCCTGAATGAGTTCGCAGAGGCCGTGAAAGAGCTTATTCCAACCTGGGCCCAGGGAAAGACCACAAATAAGATCGCAAAGAATGATCAGCCTATCACACCCGCAAGGCTTGAATTAGCCAAGGCTGCGAAGGAAAAGCTGGAAGCAATCATAGCCAAAGCGGAAAAGGATCCGGAAACAGATCCTGAAGACACGTCCGTTCAGGACGGATGTAAAAAACCAAAACAAAAAAAATCGAAAGGAGACGTAGAGGACATGAAAATCGATAAGAGCAAACTGACACCTGAAGAGCTCGCAATGCTTGAGGCTATCGAAAAGAAGGCCGGCATTCCTGACGAGCCCGCAAATGACCCTAATCCCGCCGCACCTGCAACTGAAGTAAACAAGAGCGCAGGCCAGGCAGGGGACAATCAGAACACCGGAGAAGAGGAAGACATCTACAAGGGACTTCATCCTGCAGTGAAGGCAGAGCTTGAAAGACTTCGTAAGGCAGCAGACCAGGCAGAGGAAAAAGAACTGACCGAGATCGCAAAGAAGTATGAGATCATCGGCAAAAAGCCCGAGGAGCTGGTACCTCTCTTTAAGAGCTTAAAGAAAGCCGGCGGCAATGCATATGAGCAAATGATCGCCATACTCGACGCCAGCGTGGAAGCTGTGGAGAAGTCCGGGATATTCTCCGAAATCGGCAAAAAAGGCAACGATGGTACCATCGATGCATGGGCGGCCATTGAAAAGCACGCCGACGAGATCATGAAATCCATGCCTAATTTAACGAGAGCTCAAGCTATCGACAAGGCATGCCAGCTTCACCCCGAACTCGTACATGAGTACGAGAAAAACAGATAAGGAGGAATGAACATGTATATCAGCACAGGAATCAATGATAGCCCGGTAATCACCGGAGTAGCAGCGCTGCAAATGGTAAATGCAGCTTTTCACGCTGCGAAATTTGACGTCAACGGAAACATTGCCCCTGCAGGAGCGGGCGAAAATGCACTCGGCCTGTTCATTGCAACAACGCCGGAAACCGTAAATGCTGGTGAAGAAGTGACCGTTCAGATCAAGGACATCGGCCTCTGGGTAACTGGAGACGCTGTAGCAGCCGGTGATGAGCTCACTTCTAATGAAAACGGAGCAGCCGTACCAGCTGGGCAGGGGGATTATGTCACTGCGATTGCACTTGAAGCTGCACCAGCTGCAGGCCAGGTAATCAAAGTGCAAATCGTTAAGTCAGGCATTAGGCCTTAAGACAACTAAAAAGAAAGGAGATAACAGACTATGAAAGGAACAAGTATATCCAACCTTCAGGTACAGATAGCAAAAGGCTGGAGACCCAATAATTATTTGACTAACATGAGCATGGCCTTCTTCCAGGAGGAAGGAGACTTTGTGGCAACATCGATATTCCCGATTTGCCCTGTAGCATTGAGCTCCAGCTATTACTACACATTCAGCAAGGCTGATCTCGCGAGAGACAACGTGCAGAGAAAACCTGCATTTGGAAAGGTTCAGCCTGCATTGATGGGGCAGACAGACAACACCTACAAATGCGAAGTGGATCAGGTAATCGTAGGCATCGACCAAATCGACGCATTGAACTACCAGAGAGCAAAAGCACCTGGCGTAGCAGATCCGAGAAGGGCAAAAGTCAGATTTGTTACAGAACAACTGAAGCTCCACCTGGATATTCTCTTTGCTCGTAACTTCTTCACTCCACTGGCATGGCAGAATGTATGGACCGGCGTAAACGCCAACCCTGGTGCTAATCAGTTCCTGAAGTTCAACGATGCCAACTTCGATCCCGTTAACTTCTTCGATGCCAGAATTAAGGACATCAAACAGGCTGGCCGCAGAAGACCTAACAGGCTGGCCCTCGGTATCGACGCATACAATGCATTGAAGAACCATCCAGACATTGTCGAGAGGGTAAAATACACCGGTAGCACAGCCAACCCTGCAATCGTAACACCTCAAGCGCTTGCAGCAATCTTGCAGATTGAGGAAGTAAAGGTTCTCGAAAGCACTTACAACGCAGGCGGCATCGGTCAGGAAGACATGCAGTTTGTATGTGCAACCGACGGCGCACTGCTCTGCTATGCAACCGACAATCCTTCCATCGATGAGCCCAGCGCAGGATACATCTTCACCTGGGATATGCTCGGAAACGGTCAGTACATCGCAATTGACCAGTACGAAGGAGAAAGAGGCACACATGCAGAGTTCATCGAAGGCTTGATGGCCACTGACATGAAGAAGACCTGCGACGATCTGGCAATCTACTTTGATCAGTGCGTATAAAAGAAAAGAAGGAGGATGGGCACAGATGAACGGTAACAGTTACGGTTACATTTGCAAAAAAGCGTGTGTACTTGGAGGCGTCGCCTATTCAGAAGGCGACGCTATTCCAGCTGAAGCCGTTCTTCCGAGCCGTGAAAAGGTCTTAATCAAGCAAGGGCTTATAGTTCCGGCAGTGAATGTTGACGTGCTACTGGAGGAAAACAAATTTTTAAGAGCGAAGGTAGCCGAGCTTCAAAAGACCGGCGGAGAAGCCCCAGAATCGCCCAGGAACGACGAAAAAGAGCAAAAGGGTATTATTATACCTATCACTGCAAAAGGCGGCCTAATTGAGCTGGAAATGACGCCAGAGGATATAGTAAAAGCTATAGCTACCCTGCAGCTTAATGCAGAGGAGGCTGCCAAGGAAGTGGGCGCAATCGATAAAGAGGAAATCCTTATACTGATTGATGCGCTTGACTACAGAAAAACGGTCAAGACAGCAATCATGGAAAGGGTAGCCCAAATGGAGACCAGCGGAGAGGAAGAGCAGGGCGACAACGAGGAGGATAAGGGTCAGGGTGATGCATAATGGCAGAGAGAAAATACACCTATGACCCAACGAAGATTAAGGAAAAAGGCAAAGATAGAATGCGCTTTGAGCTTGGCGACACCATGGTAGAGGGAGGAGCCGAAACAGCAGCCCTTTCCGACGAGGAAATCAATGCTGTTTTGGAGATGTACCCAAACAAGTGGAAAAAAGCAAAGCTGGTGTTACTTGAAAGTATATGTCGGCGATTTTCCTACGAGGTAGATACAGATGTCGGTCCTCTTTCCCTGGGCCTACAGGCCCGTGCAGAAGTATGGCGTGAAATGTATAAGGAGCTCAAGGCCGAATTAGGCAATTATTCAGTGCCGAGCGCAAATCCGGCCGCGATAAGCGGAGACCCATACTTCTACAAAGGAATGATGGATAACCCGACAGCAGGACGAAAGGAAGGTGGGGGATGTGTATCTCAGGCCAGGAAACCTTTATAAAGACTTTATTGTAGAGAAGAAAGACAGGTCCATAAGCTCACGCGGAAGGGCAAAAAGCGGATATAACGACGAGGGAGAGAAAATAAGAGGCGTCCTGGCCGAGGCCAAACCCCAGGAGAAGGAGAGATGGCGGCAGCTCCAACATCCTATAAGTCACGTAATAGTCCAAAAAGGGAAACCCAAGGCGGCTCCGGAGGACCGCCTGATTTTTGGAGATAGAATATTCTTCATCCAGGGAGTAGACGAACCGGGCGCCTTGGGACTTTGGACCATTTACTATGTGGAGGAACGCTTCGATGGCCATGAATATCAAGATTAAGCCCGAGATAGACAAGATCGTGGACCAGATAAACTACGAAGCGAAATCCAGAGCTTTCAGGGCCGCCAATGAGCTCCGAAATGCAGCGCTTAATGTCCTACGAGGCCAAAGATCAGGTCGCGTTTACAAAAGGCCTTTTTCAAGCAGCAGATATACGGCATCAGCGCCAGGAGAACCACCTGCAGCAAGGACCGGTAACCTGCGCTTAAGCTGGAAGACAAGGACAGGATCGGAGACAGCAGGCAACAGTCTAACGGTAAGGCCTGCAATTATTACTGACGTGAAATATGCCCCAATCCTCGAAAAAGGATTTGACGGCGAAGTTCAGAAGATAAAGAAGCTGAAAAAAGGCGGAACAAAAACCATAGCTTACCATCTCACTATTGAGCCGCGTCCATTCGAGGAGCCGATAATCGAGGCTGCAAAGCCAAAGATTAAACAGATCTACAGCGAGCCATATCTTAAATAAACCAGGGAAGGAGGGAAGCCATGCCGTTAATAATTGACGCCACAAGCAAAGTGTTTGATAAAGCCAGCGTGCACAAAGGAGACTTAATCAGAGCGAAGCATGAGACATGGGATGAACCCAGGAATGGGATTGTAACAGCGGTGAGCGATAAAAAGCTGACCGTTTTATTTTTGCCAGGCCTGGGGAATGTCACGAACTACTTCACGATACTCGCTTCAGAAGTAGCTGCCGGGAAATGGACGGTCAAATGGACTACCGACATGGAGACCATCAAAACCGAAGGCACGGCAGGCGATGAACAATGACATTGGAAGATTTGATCTATAACCGACTTTTAGCCAGCAAAAACCTCACGGACAAGCTGGCCAAGTTCGACAATCTGCCGGCGATTTTCTATCAGGCAGCTCCTGGAGACCAGAACGAAGGCTGGAAAGGCAAAAAGCAGTATCCGAGGATTGATTTTGTGGTAGATATGCAGGCCAATCCGGAACGGCAGAGCTCCGGATTAATGACGCTCAATATATGGTGCATTGAATCAGGAATCCCTCCGGAAGAAATAGAACCGGAAGTGCGCGCTGCTTTATGCGATGTGTTCATGCAGCCGGCCGAACAGCCTCCGTATTGCCTGGCCTGGGTAAGATCAGACAGCTTCGAAGTAAGCGCAAACACAATAAAAGGATCCCATGTAAACGGCATAACAGTTCTTTTTGACGTGCTGGCTTTTCCCTGCCAAGAGACAACAGACCCGGATCCCATCATGGCCATGAGCGAGTTCATCAAGGAATGGGAGCCGGCCGCTGTATTGATAGGGAGAGACAAGATCCCGGACTATTTCACAGCAGGCAATGACAAGCCTGCTTTTTATTTCAGGCTTGCGACTTTAGAGCTGGCCCAGGAAACAAATACAGTGGCATGGATGCACGGGACCATAGCTGGACATGTGTTTGCTCCATCCGCAGAAGCAAGGCTGCAATGGCTTAAATACCTCGTAGACACGCTGGCAACCCAGGGAGAGGTTACAATGCTGGACACATCTCCCATGTTTATACGAAGCATAAGGGCCGACAGCGCGGCCAATTACCTTATAACAGGACAACTTCGAATAAATGTTCGGTTTGGCATACTCCGCAGACCGAAATATTCACATGTGCTGGCAAAGACGAATATCCCGCGTGAGAAACTGGAGGAAAAGGTAAATGTCAACGTAGCGCCGCAGCCAACTGCAGGATATACGGTCGAATATAAGCTCGCAGGAACAGATTATGAGGAATAGGAGGTTATTCTATGGCTGGCAAAACCGAAAACATCAAGAAGACCAGCTCCGAGGAGCAGATAATCCAGGAGCCCGAATACACAGCCGAAGAGCTCGCTGCAGCATCAGAAAAGGTATTCGGGAAAAAGGTCTTGCCTGAATGCGTAATAGCTGCCTTCCGCGTGGCGGGCATCACAAAGGCCACAAAAACACAGGCAGCAAAAATAGTAAAAGATTTCATGACGAAGGAGGTCAAGTAACATGGCAGGAGTTTTCACAATAGGTGAAAAGAAAGTCCGCCCTGGCGTCTATACCAGATATGAGAACGCCGGCGGCGTATCGCTGGCCGGAGCCGTAAACGGTATAGGCGCAGTAGTTATCAGGGCAAACTGGGGACCGCTCAACAAGCTTGTAGAACTTGACAGCCCCAGCGCGGCAGCTTCCACCTTTGGAACAGAGCTCACCGTGGATGCAATCACAGAAATGTTCAACGGAGGCTGCAGCAAAGTAAAAGCAGTAAGAGCCGGTACCGGTGGAACAGCCGCAACAATAACCTTGAAAGACAGTGCTTCAGCTGACGTGGTAAAGATCACCGCAAAATATGTCGGAGACCGTCCGTTCAGCGTAACCATCAGGGATAGCTTACTGAACGATGATAAACGCGAATGCATCATCTATTCAGGGACCGCAGAATTTGAAAAGGTGGAGTTTACAAAAGGCTCAACCGGAGCAGGAGAACCTGAAGCTCTCGTGGCAGCATTTGCCAACAGCAAGAACTTCACAGCAGAAAAGCTCGCCGATGGAAACAAGTTACTGGCAACAGTAGCACAGGCGGCCATGACACCAGGAACCAATCCGACAGTAACCAACGCCGAATACAGCGCAGCGCTTAATGTTCTGGAAGCTGGCAAGTGGAACGTGCTGTGCGTAGACACATCAGATACAGCAGTTCATGCACTGGTTCAATCATTTATCCAGAGGATCTACCTCGCAGGAGCTACATCGATGGCCTGCATAGCAGAGACAAAGGACGTGGACCTCGACACCAGAATGAACCATGCTGCAGCTTTCAACGACGAGAAAATAATCTACGTCTTGAACCCGGCATATGACGCCAGTGGCAACCTTTATGACGGATACAAGCTGGCAGCCAGGATCGGTGGCATGATAGCAGCCGCAGCTTCCAACACAAGCCTGACCCACACCGTGGTAAACGGCTTTGTTTCTCTTGCAGAGCCGCTGACAAATAGCCAGATTGAGAAGGCACTGCAAAAAGGCTGCCTCGTTCTCACAGTTAACGCAAGCGACCAGATCTGGATAGAGAGCGCCATCAACACCCTGGTAACACCAAGCGGCAACCAGGATGAAGGCTGGAAGAAAATCCGCAGGACCAAGACCAGGTTTGAGCTCATCGAAAGGATCGTAGCAACCACCGATCCATTGATCGGCAAGATAAACAACGACAGTGACGGAAGAGCAACATTCATAGCTGCGGCCCAGGGAGTAGTTAACGCCATGATCGGCGAGAAGAAACTCCTGGACGGTACCGTTTACGAGGATCCGCTCAATCCACCTGCAGGAGACAGCGCATGGTTTGTAATTGCTGTTGACGACATCGACAGCATAGAAAAGGCATATCTGACCTTCAAGTTCAGATTTTCGCCTGAATCTTAAGGAAGGAGGATAAGGTATGTTAAATAACAGAGCACCGATTGACGCCAGGAAAGTATTGACCGGGAAAGATGGCGCACTTTATAACGACGAGGGCGTCATGCTGGCCACCGTTGAAACATTCCAGACCCAGGTCAATGTGACAAATGCTAAATATCAGCCGCTGGGAGACGCACAAGAGCATGAAGTGTTCCAGGCCTACGGCGTGACCCTAACCTTCACAGAAGTAGTAATCGCAGACGAGCGCTTCATCCAGGAGCTGTTCGAAGGAATGAAGACCGGAGTAATGCCGGCTTGGAATTTCCAAGGCGTGGTAAAGGGACGCAACGGAAGCGAACAGCGCATGATTTACAGACAGTGCGTACCAAGCGGCACTATAGATCTGCAGAACCTTTCCGTGGGAGACACCATCAAGAGAGCTTGGAGCCTCTTTGTCAACGATCCTCCGGAATTGCAGAGCTTGTTAACCGCCTAATACGCAGCCTAATACGCAATGGAGGCGTGCAGGCATATAACCAAATATTGATGGCCGTCCTGCACACCAGGGCGGCCAATTTTTTAATTTAAGGAGGTTATGAAATCATGGCAAACGATAAAATCGAAAAAACCAAAATCGAAGAGATCGAGCTTACTGAAGAGGAGAACAAAGGCCAGTTAAGGGCATACGAGGACGATATCCTCAAAGGCTTGTTGGCGGCCGCAAACTTCAAGGCCGAGGAAGACAATATTCAAACCATCGAGATCGCAAGAAACGGCGTGGTTCTCTTTAAATTCCGCATCCGCCCATTGACCGAGGAAGAGTACCAGAACTGCAAAGAGAAGTACACGAAATACGTCAGAAACAAGCAACTTGGCATTAAATTCCCTGAATACACCGACACTGTAAGATACAGAAGTGCCTTGATTTACCAGGCAACCATAGAGGAAGACAGGGCAAAGATCTGGGACAACAAGAGCGCATGGAAAGCCTTAAATGTGCTCAATGGTGTGGACCTTATAGACAAGACCCTGCTTGCCGGAGAGAAGGACGCTGTGCTTGAACTTATCGACAAAATCAGCGGTTATTCAGTCACTGCGGAGGAAACAGCAAAAAACTAATAAAAGCCGGAGGAATGGCCACTTTACTCCATCACATATTCCAGCGGATGGGCATTCCTCCGGACGAGGTTATGGCCAAACCGCCAGGAGTGAGAGCTTTCATGTTAGCCTCTATGCGCGTGCAGCTTGAGGAAGAGAATAACGAAGGAGAGGAGGATTGATTGATGGATGGCAGCTGAAACATTTCGCATTGAGATACCTATCCACGTCGAGGATAAGACAGATCCTGGCGTCTCCCAGGCAACACGGAAGATAAATAAATTTGACGAGGCCAACCAGAGGACGCAGGAACGGCTAAACCAGATGAATAAAACAAAATATCAGGTCGTCCTTGACGCGCTGGATAGGGCGTCAAGCATTGTCGGTAAAGTTTCATCAAAAGCACGCAGCATAGCAGGTAAGACGTTTAGCTTTACGATGAAAGTAATCGACTTGGCCACGGCGCCATTAAGAGCCTTATGGAATTTCGCGACATCCATACAAGGCGCCATACTCGGCGCTACCGGTGCATTTGCCGGTATTTATAAACCGATGGAAATAGCCGCAGATTTTGAGCAAACGCAGATTGCATTTGAAACCATGCTAAAAAGCGCCGAGAAAGCAGAGAAATTCCTGAAGGAAGCGTCAGAATTCGCAAATAAAACACCGTTTGAATTCCCGGAACTGATCAACAGCAGTAAGCTGCTAATGGCCTTCGGATTTGAAGCCGATAAGGTGCTGGATATGCTAAAGACCATAGGTGATACTGCCAGCGGCCTGGGAGCTGGATCGGAGGGAATAGACAGAATCACAAGAGCCCTCGGTCAGATGCGGGCCAAGGGACGAGCACAAACAGAAGAACTCTTGCAGCTCCAGGAACTCGGCGTGCCGGCTAACCAAATCCTGCAGGAAGAGCTCGGTCTCACCGGAGAGCAGGTAGCAAACATCGGTAAAGAAAGCATAGAAGCATCAAAGGTTATAGAGGCATTGCTGCGAGGAATGGAAAAGCGCTTCGGAGGCATGATGGACAACCAATCCAGGACGGCCAAAGGTATGATATCAACCCTTAAGGACACTCTCGAAAATTCACTTTTAAGACCATGGGGACAAGGTCTATGGGAAGGTATAAAGCCGGGACTTGAAAGGATCACAACCTGGATAGATGAGAACCAGGATATCATCGCAGAATGGGGAGAAGCCTGGAAGAAAGCAGGAGCAAATATCTCCAAATGGGTAATGGTCAGAGTAGATGGATTGAGAAACAGCATACAGCGTATGGTTAACTCCCAGGAGTGGAAAGACGCCAAAAACTTCGGAGAAAAGCTGAAGATAGCATGGGATCAGATAATAGCGCAGCCATTCAACGAATGGTGGAATTCAACCGGCAAAGCCTGGCTTGCAGATAAAGCCAGTAAGATAGGCGAAGGAATAGGAACTGCACTCTCCGCAGGATTACTGACCATACTCGGAATAGACGCAAAAGGCGCTGTAGAGGAAGGGACCAGCATAGGTGCTTCATTTGCTGAAGGCTTCAAAAAGGGATTTGATGGGAAGAAGGTAGGAGAGGCACTCCTGAATGCTATAAAGGGAGTATTTAAAGATGCGGCAACGCTACTCCCAGGAGGAGAGGAAGCAAGCTCAACGTCCTGGCTGTCGGCTGGAGCAATAGTTCTCGCAATGCAAAAGCTCGGAATTTTCAAGCTGTTAGGCAAAGGCGGTAAAGGATTAATTAACCTCTTTGGCAAAGGCAGTAAAAGCGGAGCACCGGATACAACTGGAATACCATCGGCTTATGGAACAGACACCGTTTATATGACAGCTTCAATAGTTTATATTTACGGGAAGACAATCCAGGGTCCAGGAGGATCCCCAACAGGTGGCTCGCCGTTAGGAGGATATCCTTCACTGCCAACAGCAGGAAAAACCCCGTCATTGCCGCCGGCCGGAGGTTCGCCTTTAGCACTTCCGGGAGCTGCAGGAGCAGCGGGTAAAGCATTAAATACAGTGCAGCTGTCCAACGGAACTTATGTAGTCACAGGCGGAGCATTAGCAACCGGACTGGCCAAGACTGGCGTAGCGCTTGGCAGCGGAGCAACAACTGCAGGTGGAGCCATAGCAGCCGGAGCTTCAAGCGTACTGGGAGGCGCTTTCGGTATTGCTGGACTTGGAGCCGGAGCAATAGACATCTACCAGGGCACAAAGAAAACCGGAAAAGAGGCCAAGGACGAATACTTCCAAGGCGGAACCAAGATAGGTATGGTAGGAGCAGGCGCCGGCATAGGAGCTGCGGTAGGTTCCGTGGTACCGGTAATAGGAACCGGCGTAGGAGCTCTTGTAGGAGCAGGAATCGGTGGAGTGGCCGCACTTTTCACCGGAGATAAAGCAGGTAAAGCCTTATCGGACGCAACAGACAAAGACGGAGCTTTATCAAAGTTCTGGGAAAACACAAAGCAATGGGCAAGCAACACATGGGACTCCATCAAGACCGGAGCTTCAAACGCCGGATCCTGGGTGGCCGAGAAGTGGAACGCGGCTGGAGATTGGATCAGCAACAAATGGAGCAGCTTCAGCGACTGGTTCGACACTTCGGTATGGACCCCGGTAAAAGACGTCGGAATATCGGCCATTAACATAGCAGCCGGCGCATGGAGTGAAGTCAGAGACTGGGTAGGAGAGAAATGGATCGATTTCTCCGCATGGTTCGACGAAAGCGTATGGACTCCGGTAAAAGACGCGGCGCAAGCTGCAGGTGAATGGGTAAGCCAGAGATGGGATGAAGCCAGGACGTGGATCGGAGACAGATGGTCTGATTTTTCTTCCTGGTTTGACGAATCCATATGGACCCCAGTAAGCAATGCAGCGCAGGCAGCCGGCCAATGGGTAAGTGACCGCTGGAACGAGGCAAGGACATGGATAGGCGAACGCTGGTCCGACTTTTCAACATGGTTTGAAGAGAGCATATGGACCCCGGTCAAAACAGGAGCCCAGGCGGCAGGTCAGTGGGTAAGCGAAAGATGGAGCGAGGCCAAGGCCTGGGTAAGCGAGACATGGGGAACTGTAAGCACCTGGTTTGATGAAACGGTATGGCAGCCGGTAAAAAGCGCAGCACTGACAGCCGGAGCATGGCTGGGAGATCAGTTCACAGCGGCAAAGAACGCCATAAGCGAGGCCTGGTCCGGAGTATCCGACTGGTTCTCAAATAACGTATGGGAGCCCATCAAGAACGGAGCAACCAAAGCATGGGAATGGGTAGGCGAGAAGCTCGGCGGCATTGGCGAATGGATCGGAGACCTGGGCCAAAAAGGCTCAAAGGAAACCGGCCTGACAACCAGCAAGGGCAAAGGCAGTATCCTCGAACATGCATACGGCGGAATTATGACAAAACCGCACATGGGCATCGTGGCCGAGGACGGAGCCGAAAGCCTTATCCCGTTAAGCCCAAGCAAGAGACAAAGAGGCCTTGATTTATGGCAGCGGACCGGTGAACTTCTCGGAGTCAGGGCCTACGAAGACGGCGGAATAGTAGGTGAGGAACCGGACGAAATTCCGGTAGCTCCTGCAACCGGAAAAACTGGCCAGAACATAACCGTAAAAGTGGAAGTCAAAGCAGAACCTAAATTCGTGATTGAAGGCAGCGGAGATAACACTGACGAAAACAAAGTGGTGGCCATATTGAAAGCCTATATCCGTGAAATGACCGACGACATAGGAGACGAGCTGGCAGAGAGACTGGCCCGCATTTTTGCAAATATGCCGGTGAAAGGAGGAGCTGAAGCGTAATGGATATATACCTCACTGAAATAGAAACAGGAGCAAGGCTGGCGCTTTCCATGCTCCCCGAAAAAACAAAGCAAGAAGGCGACGCTGCATTCCAGGTTTATGACATTATCAATGTCGGGGAGGTAAGGATCCCGAAGGGTACCAACCTTTTAACCTTCTCGTGGAGCGGTACCCTCCCCGGCAAAAGCCGAAGGAACGCCAGCTATGTAAAATCCCAATACTGGCAAAGCCCGGAGGAGATCCAGAACATATGGGAAAGATGGCGTAAAGAAGGCACCAAAATAAGGCTCATGGTCACAGAGACACCAATCAACCACGATGTATACCTGGACAGTTACACTGCAGAGGCCGCCGGAGGAAACGGCGACTACGAGTACACAATCACCTTTATTGAAGCAAAGCCTATAGAGGTTTACACGGTAAACGAGCTGAACATCAAGCCCAAAACGCAGACAAATAAGACGAGCACATCAACTCGGCCTCCGGCAGCAAAAGCTGCAGCCAAGACTTATACCGTTAAAAGTGGAGATAGTCTCTGGAAAATTGCACAAGTGACCCTTGGCAAGGGCGGAAGGTATATGGAGATTTACAACCTGAACAAAGACAAGCTGAAAAACCCAAATCTAATATACCCGGGACAAGTCCTAACGCTGCCGAGTTAGGAGGTGAAGAGCCACGATAGACATTAGCAGAATCAAATACAGAGTGATACTAATTACATCTTCAGGCAAACAGATCGATGTCACCCAGGCTGCCGAAAGTCTCGGATGGGAGGAAGGCGACGCAGAGCTGGCCATGAGAACCAGCATATCACTCCATAATATCACATACGAAGGCAAAAAACTCTCCAGCATTGCACAACCAGGATGCATAGTGGTCGTTATTGCAGACTGGGGAACAGGCAGCGACGAGGTCGCCAGAGGAACCATAGTGGAATGGGAACCTGGAGAAATCGGGAACACTGCTACCATCTTTGACATCATGGCTTATGATGAGCTCTTCAACCTTCAACAGAGCCAGGATAACCGGTATTATACGGCTGGCACAGGAACCAAATCGGCCATCATGGGAATATTCAACGACTGGGGAGTACCCGTCGAAAAATACGAGGGCCCGGATGTAGCACATGCAAAGATGCCTTTCAAGAACGAATATTTGAGCAATATTCTCCTGCAGCTTTTAGATGATGCAGCAAAGAAAGGCGGACCCAAATGCATTATCCGAGCCACAAAAGGCAAGGTAAGCGTGCTGCCGAAAGGAAGCAATAAAACCATATACCACTTTGATGAAGACACAAACGCGACGCTGGTCAGAGATAAGATCAGCACCGCGGATCTTGTCACCAGGGTAAAGGTGGTAGGCAAGGAAGACAGCGAAGGAAGGCAGCCGGTGGAGGCCGTACTTGACGGATTAACCCAATACGGTATCCGGCAAAGGATCTACAATAGGTCCGAAGACGATACACTGGCCACAGCGAAATCAGCGGCCCAGCAAATGCTGGACGAGCAAGGCAAACCGGCCAGGCCAATAGTCCTCGAAGCTCCAGACGTGCCAATGATCCGCAAAGGAGACAAAATCCATGTCAAGGCAGGTACCCTCAACGGATACTACATCATCAAGGCCATAAGGCACGATGCCGGCAGCAGAACCATGACCATGGAGCTGGAAGACGAAGAGGACAAAACAACAACAGCTACCACCACACAGGCCACAACCACTGCAGCTTCAAGCTCCGGAGAGTTCAACAAGGGAGATACCGTAATCTTGAACGGACCGGTATACCGCGACAGCTACGGAAACGGCAAAGGAAAAACCTTCACCAACCGGAAATGCACCATCACCATTAAAGTGGACACTTCAAGGCCATGCCCGTACCATGTGGACGCCATCGGCTGGGTAAAGCCAAATACAATAACTAAAGCATAGGAGGTGGGAGCATGAAACCATCATCGGGAAGCTCAGGCATAAACAAGCTGGCCAGGGTAATGCAGCAGCGCATGAAGGAAGTAAATGCATCTCCCCTTCTGCTTGATTTTGGAGTAATCCAAGCGGATTACAGCTTGCTGACCAACACATACCCGATACCAATACCTAAAACGGATTACCTGGTATGCAGGGATGTAACCCATGACCCAGGCAAACCATTAACCCAAACCAAAACCGGACAAGGACAGCACCCACATGGCCCAAGCGGAAGCCACGACCAATACCAAGGCGACGGAACTCACAGCCACCCAAATACAGAGGGAGCTCATGTTCACGATGTAGTGGTTCCGGAAAGCATGCACTGGCTGAAGCCGGGAGACAGGGTCCTGGTGGCCTGGGTACAAAACGACGCCGTAGTCATTGATATCGTGCTACCGGCAACAAAGATAGGAGGATGATCATATGGCAGATAAAAACCTGTTTCCTGTCTTTGACGTTCCAGAGATCAACATAACAACTCCTCCGGAGGAGCAGAAATATAAGCCGAGCGTTTATTTTGATTTCCAGCTTGGAGACTTCAGGCGAGACGGAGCCAATAAACTGGTGGTGGCCGACGGGAAAGAAGCATACAAACAATGGTGCATTAAAACCGTGCTGACAGAACGCATGGAAAGGCTGGCATACAGCAGCGATATAGGAATCGAGCTTCATGACGCCTTAAAACAGGCGGACCGGCAGGCGGTAGAATCGGCCCTGGAGAGAACTATCACAGAGGCACTCATGGTCAACCCAAGGACAGAATATGTCCGGGGATTTGAGTTTACATGGACCAGTGACAGCATATACTGCGAGTTCGTTGTAAAGGGCAAAGAATGGGAAGAACAAGAAATCGGTGTGAATTTTCAAACATAAGGAGGTGGAATAGATGTCGATACCAGAGTTTACACCGCCCAGTTTCCTGAATGATCAGGATGCTGAAACAATTCATAAGCGCATGATGGAAAATCTGCCACCGGACATAGACGATACGGAAAATGGCTTTCCTTGGGATTTTACCAAGCCTACAGCACTTGAAAAAGCAGAAATGCTGGAATTCCACCTCGTAGAAACGCTGAAGATCATGTTCCCGATGTGGGCATATGACGAATGGCTGGACTACCATGCCAAAGGGCGCGGTATAACAAGAAAACCTGCAAACGCAGCTTCAGGAGAGCTCCTTATAACAGGAGTACCAGGAACAACAATACCTGCAGGTTTCAGGTTCGCCGCACCGGCCACAGCTGACACGCCGGCAATTGAATATCAGACAACCGAAAAGTATACCATCGGCGAAGATGGGACCGTAAGAGTTCAAGTAACGGCTGTTGAACCAGGGACCAAAGGGAATGTGCCGGCAAATACGGTTACTTTGATGATGACGCCAATCAAAGGCATTACATCAATAACCAACGAAGCAAGCATTACAGGCGGAACCGAAGTAGAGAGCGACGATGAGCTGCGCAATAGGATATTAGAAATTGACGCAGCCAGCGAGGCCAGCTTTGTCGGCAGCGATGGTGATTATAAGCGATGGGCGGAGGAGGTTCCTGGTGTAGGTACCGCGCTGGTAATGCCGGAATGGGCAGGACCAGGAACGGTGAAGGTGGTCGTAATTGACGCCAACGGCCAGCCGGCCAACCAGGCGATAATTACTGCAGTATACAACAACATCATGTCGCCGGACGACAGGCTGCAGAGGAAGGCTCCAATAGGCGCCACGGTCACCGTAGAGGCACCGACGGCCAAGGAGATAAATTATAGCTTCACACTCGAATTAAAGGCAGGTGTGAACCAGGAAACTGTTCTGGAGCGTTTCAAAGCGCAGCTTCGAACATATTACGTCGAAGCCAAGAAGGAAGGAGTAGTGAGATACAACAGGGTAAGCTCAATTTTAACCAACACAGAAGGAGTGAAAGACTTCACGGGACTGACCATGAACGGAGGTACCGTCAATATCGTGCTTGAGGAGGACGAATACCCGGTAACGGGCACTATTGATCCGGGCGGAGGTGGCAGCGAATGAATTTAGAGAATTTCCCTACCAGCCCGGCGGCCAAGAGAATGCTGAAGACCGTATCGCCGATTTATGACAAGTCCTATATTGCAAAGTGGATATTCCAGGTCATGGGCCTGGAGATAGACGAGGCATGGCAATTCATCGAAGAGCTGCGCCTTCAGGCATTCCCGGAGACGGCCACATGGGGAATAACATACTGGGAGCAACGATATAATATCCCACCCGATGAAAGCCTATCCCTTGAGGAACGCCGGCAGCGCGTGATCATTAAACGAGGTAAGCGCTCTCCAATGAACCCGGCAAGAATTGAACGGATTGTAAGAGACGTGACAGGCAGAGAGGACATGGTAACCGAGCAAAACGGAGAGTACACCTTTTATATTTCCATTTTGCCGGGAGAATCGACGGTGGACTACCAGGAGCTAATAGACACCATAAAAAGCGTGAAGCCGTCGCATCTTGCATTTAAAGTGCTCTTCGAAACCGACGTGTCAATGACAATCCAGGTAAACAACCAGGCCTACACATTCGAATATCCGCTCACAGGGACCATCCCGGATATAAACACGGTAGGAGGCATAGAACACGGGTCAATATTACCGAGCATTACAGCACAAGGCTCGGTATTTGATTATCAGCTTTGCGGCGAAGGAGAACGCGACCTATAGAAAGGAGGAAAGCCATGGGATTGCTAACAGCGGCGGCGATTGAAGGGTATAAGGAGTATACCAGGAAGACAATCGCATATGCCAGATACAAAGCAGGCGGCAATTATTACAACGCTAAAATTTCTTCGGTTTCCGTCCTTCCGGATGGCAGACTGGCGGTCGATTTCCTGATCGACCATATGGTACCAGGGGACATCAACGTGACGGAGGTTCAGCTTTACGACACGAACAATAACCTCTGGCTTTCAAAGCCGGAAAGCCTGGTCCGAAAGGATGTGCAAGAAGGAATTTTATACAGGTTCACATTCATAATTCAGGAAGGGTAGGTGAAAAAGCGTGCATAAACAGACCGAATGGAAGGACCATGTGACCCAGTTTCCGAACCGGAGGATCATAACTGACAACGGCGACGGAACAGTCACAGTAACAAAAGCGCAGGGAGAGGTTATCCAGCAAGGGACACCTCAAAGCGCAACCAACTTCAACAACGTAGAGAACGGGATCCAGGACGCCCATACAGCCTTTCAGGTATTCCTGCATTACTTCATGCAGTTTGACCGCTGGATCAGGCAGAAGGTGGCGGACTTTGCGGCCGAGTTTCTCAATGAAATTCAGACTGTGACCCTCACGAATACGCTTAAGTTCCCATTCAACGACAGCGTTTATACAGTGAGCCTGGTAACACCAAGGAAGACGCTTAACTATGACGTGAGCTGGGAGATCACCAGCGCAAACGGCAATGTCGGCGATATTACCGTGTCCGACAAACAGCTGAACGGCTTCAAAATTGCCTTTGATGGCAGCGCAACAAGCGTAACGATTAAATTAAGAATTAAAGGAGGCATGCTCGTATGAAGGTAATCGAAAAGAACGAAGGTCCTAAAATCGCTTACGAAGAAAACGGTACAATGGTATTTCTCGGCGATTACGAGCTCATGATCAACGTGGCCAAGTACCAAAGAGACTGGCCGATGCACATTGATATTTGCCGCAATAGAGATAACCAACTGGTCATAGGCACAGGAGAGGGCCTGTACTATGTGGCACAATTTGATATACCGGCAATCAAATACACGGAACCAGAGACCGAAGAGGAAATCCCAGAGCCGCTACCTATCGACATGAGCGAGGTAGTTCTAACGCTTTGGAGCCTTGAAAACCTGGTACCGTCAAACTAAAGGAGGACTGAACAAGATGGCAAATTTTGATTTAGTGAAATTGGCACTAAAGGCGACATGCCCAGGAAACGACGTATTGTTGGACGATAAAGGGCTACCCAGCGTCATGGTGCGTATTCCGAAGTTTAAGATTTCAGACGTAATCGCCGGAGGCAGCAACAGCACACATCCAGCGTTCATCGTTAATGGAATAGAAGTTCCGGAAATATACATTTCCAAATTCCAGAATGTAATCCATAACGGCAGAGCCTACAGCCTGCCTGGCGAGGACCCCAAGACAAGTATTAACTTTGACACAGCAAGACAGGCATGCGAGGCCAAAGGACCAGGCTGGCATCTTATGACGAACGCCGAATGGGCGGCGTTGGCATTATGGTGCAGGAAAAACAGCCTTATGCCTAAAGGCAACAACAACTATGGCAAAGACACAAGCGAGAGCACGTTCGTTGCTATTCCAACTTCAGACTCAAATGGCGGCACATACGACACCGGTGACACCATTGGTAGAGTCGCAACCGGAACCGGCCCTGTGACATGGAGCCACAATGGAGAGGTCACAGGCATATGGGATTTAAACGGCAATGTATGGGAGTGGATAGGTGGATACCGTACAGTAGATGGGGAAATTCAAATCCTACCCAATAACGACGCTGCAGATGCAGATAATAGCCAGCTGGTTGATAGCACAAAATGGAAGGCAATCATGCCAGATGGAACACTTGTTGCACCAGGAACAGCTGGAACTCTTAAATGGGATTACACTGCCGCAAACCCAACAGGGCAACAGCCATTCAGACTTAATACAACGATCGAGTTCCCGGCAGCAGATGATACACCGTATGGAGGAATAAGTTTCTCAGCTTTAACTGCTGCATCAGGTGTTAACGTGCCAGAAATATTAAAAGCACTCGCACTATTCCCTGCAGACACCGGGGACCATGGCGGAGATTATATTTACATGAGAAACAGAGGCGAGCGCCTCGCGTGTCGCGGCGGCGGCTGGTACAACGGTTCGGCGGCCGGTGTGTTCAGTCTGAGCGGCTACCTTCCGCGCTCGTCCGTCGGCGCGAGCCTCGGGTTCCGCTCCGCTTTTATTCCGGGAATCTGATATCTGGAACCCTGAATATCTGATCATTAGGGAGCCGCAAGGCTCCCTTTCAATTTTCAAGACGGAGGGATTAGATGGAAGAGCTGAAGATACTGCAGAAGACATACGACATGATCATGTATGGAAACCAGTGCCTTCTGCAATTTCCCAGAGCAGAGCGATATGCACTTGCAGCAGAGATTAAGCAAAGCATGTATAAAATTTTGAGACTTATCATCCAGGCAAATAAACAACGCAACAAAAGGCAGCTTCAAATCGAAATCGACACAGAGCTGGACGTGCTGCGTACGTTTATCAGATTGGCGGCAGATAACCAGACGAAATATCTTCCGCTCCGAAAATATGAAATTTGGAGCAAGCAACTGAACGAAATCGGGAAGATGCTCGGAGGCTGGATGAAGTCCACAAATTAGATAACACCGGGGATAGATCGCATAAACTTGCGGCGCCTCGCGTATCGCGGCGGCAACTGGAACAACGGTTCGGCAGCCGGTGTGTTCAGTCTGAACGGCAACAATCCACGCTCGAACGTCAACACGAACATCGGGTTCCGCTCCGCTCTGCCCCCACACGTCAGAAGCCTGGCGCTCACGTGGCACCAGGACGGAACAGGGGGACAAAGGGATCTATCTCCGTGCCTTTTGAGACAGCAGAGGGCAAAAGATTGAATTGCCGAGAAGACGACCGGTAGGAAACGAAAGCCGCCACGCTCGGCGTAATCAACAATTCGGAGGGAGGTACACTTGGAAACACTACGAAATATTTACCCCACCATTTATGACTTCGAGAACCTCCACAAAGCATACTTAAGCGCCAGAAAGAACAAGCGGTACCGAGGGGATGTACTGGAATTCACAGCAAACCTCGAAGAAAACCTTATCCAGCTGCAAAATGAACTGATTTATAAGACATACCAAGTAGGTAGGTACCGGGAGTTCTATGTTTATGAGCCAAAGAAAAGGCTTATCATGGCCCTGCAGTTCAGGGACCGGGTAGTCCAATGGGCTATATACCGACACCTGAACCCATGGTTTGATAAGCAATTCATATACGACAGCTACGGCTGCCGAGAAGGGAAAGGCACCCACCGTGCAGCGGATCGACTTCAATACTGGATAAGACAAGTGAGCAGAAAGGAGGGACGGTATTATTATTTAAAGCTGGATATTTCAAAATTCTTCTACCGGGTAGATCATGCAGTTTTAATGGACATTCTCCGGAAGAAAATCGAGGACCAGGACCTGCTGGATCTCCTCGAAAAAATTATCAACTGCGAACATACAGCATTTGGCCTGCCGGCATTTACGGACCCAGAAGACTGTTCCAGGGAGGACAGGCTCTTTGACAAGGGCATGCCCATAGGCAATTTAACCAGCCAGCTCTTTGCAAACATTTATTTGAACGAGCTGGACCAGTACGCAAAGAGGGAGCTGCGGCTGCACTACTACATACGGTACATGGACGACATCATCATTCTTCACAACGACAAGCAGTACCTCCGGGCAATAAAGGATGACATCGAGAACTTTCTCTGGGAGCACTTAAAGCTGAACCTCAATAAAAAGACAGCAATCAGGCCAATAAGTCAAGGCATCGAGTTTGTAGGCTTCCGGATCTTTCCCACCCATCGCAAATTGAAAAAATCCAGCGTTAAGAAAATGAAAGCCAGACTGAAGTATGTCAGGTCCGCGTATGAACGCGGCGAAATTGACGAGGAAAGCCTGCGAGCAACGGAGGCATCTTATCTCGGAGTAATGAAACATTTCAACAGCTATGGATTACGGAAAGCTCTGGGTTTTGTACCACCGGAGCAATCAGACGGGGAAAAGAGGTGAGTTTTATCGATGCAATTTGATATGATAGCAGTTCTGGCCTTTATGGGAGTACCAAGCGCCGTAACAGGATTATGCTTCTGGGCAATCCAGAGGAATATCTTAAAGCGGGACGCGAAGAGAGAAGAACTCGACAAGGCCAGAGAGAAGAACGAACTCTTAATGATCAAGGGAATAGGCGCTGCAATCGCTCTAGGAGAAGCTACAGCCCGCGCAATAAAGGACGGGAAATGCAACGGGGAGCTTACAGCAGCGCTGGAATACGCCCAGAAGGTAAAGCACGAGCAGAAAGACTTCCTAACGGAGCAAGGGGTGAAAAACTTGTATTAGGAGGCACGACCATGAGGAAACGGAATAAAGGCAAGAAAAAGATCGCATTTTCAAAAATCATTTTTGCGGGAGTATCGATAATGACCATTTCAGTGGTCATTTTTTCATGCAGGATGATTTATATCACCGGCGACCTTTCACCGCTCGCTTACCTGATACCTTCGGTTTTTGCCGAGCTGGCCACGGCCACCGGCTTTTATTACAAGAAGGCAGAAAGGGAGAATACAAAGGGCGGTATTGTTTACGACTCTGCAATGGCAGAGAAGGTGAACAACGAGGAATACTCGGAATAGGAGGTTAGACGATGAACCTTAAAACTTTATTCTTAACTCAAAACAACTGCTATAAAGCAGGCAAAAGGCACACGGTAAAGGGAATCATGGTTCACAGTACCGGTGCCAACAATCCGTGGCTGAAGAGATACGTCGGCCCGGATGATGGACTGCTGGGTCCAAACCCGAACAACAACCACTGGAACACACCGACACCAGGAGGCCGTAGCGTCTGCGTCCACGCTTTCATCGGGAAGCTGCAGGACGGCAGCATAGCAACATATCAGACCCTGCCCTGGGATATGGTAGGATGGCACAGCGGATCCGGTTCCCTTGGAAGCGCAAATAACGCCAACAACAACGGATATATAGGCTTCGAGATCTGCGAGGACGACCTCACAGATCCGGTATATTTCAACCAAGTATACCAGGAAGCCGTGGAGCTTTGCGCGTATCTTTGCAAGATGTTTAATATTAAGCCTGAAAAGCCATGGCTTATATGCCATAGCGAAGGACACCAGCTCGGAATAGCCAGCAACCATTCTGACGTTATGCACTGGTTCCCACGCCATGGCAAGAGCATGGACACTTTCAGAGCAGATGTGGCCAAGAAACTGGCTGAAGGATCCACGGGACAAGCTGCCGGCCATCCCATCATGGGAAAGGCAACAGCACCGGCACCACAGCCACAGCCAGGCGTTATGTATTATGTCCAGACAGGAGCTTATTCAAACAAGGCAAATGCAGACGCCCAGTATTACAAAGTGAAGGCAGCCGGCTTTGACGCCATAATCAAAAAATCCGGGAACCTTTACAGGGTACAGGTCGGAGCATTCTCCAAGAAGGCAAATGCTAACGCATTCGCGGCCAAGGTTAAGGCTGCAGGTTTTGACACCTATATAACGACCGCCGGCGGCACCCAGGTAGCAGCAGGGCCAGCAACACCGGCTCCAGCACCAAAGCAAACCATCAAGGTAGGCAGCAAGGTCAAGGTAAAAAACGGAGCCAAGACATACACAGGAGGAAGCCTGGCCAGCTTCGTTTATAACACCGTTTATGACGTGCTGCAGATAAACGGAAACAGAGTGGTAATAGGCCTTAAAGGTCAAGTCACAGCAGCCGTAAGGCTTGAAGACTTGATACTTCAATAAAGAGGAGGAGTTTCAATGAAGGAAATATTAACAACCCTTGTCCAGGTCGTCATTATTCCGGCCATACCTGTAGTGGCCACCTACCTGGTGAAATACCTGAAGGCCAAAGCAGATCAGACCACGACAAAGATCAACAACGAGCTCGTCAGGACATATCTCCAGGAAGCAACAGACGCGGTACTTCAGGCCGTCACTTATACGGCCCAGACCTATGTCGACACCCTGAAAAAGCAGGGCAAATTTGATAAGGAAGCGCAGCAGAAGGCATTTAATACAGCAAAGGATATAGCCTTAAAATTGCTCACGGACGAGGCCAAACAGATGATAGAGGACCTATACGGAGATTTAATGCTATGGCTTGAGACCAAGATCGAGCAGACAGTCAAAGAACAGAAGACCTTCACCATGGGGGTGCTGGAGCCAATCCCAACAGAGGAATAACACGGACAAGGACCGCCGGGTATTTATTATATCCGGTGGTCTTTTTTTATTGACTATTAACCAACGGCGGTTTATAATGTTCTCAAATAATGAGAATTGGAGTGGTGATAATGATAAAGAAAATTAAAACCTTTGATGTGAAGACAGAAGAACAGGAAAAGAGAATAGACCGCATGATGAAAAGGGAAGGCTTTAAGTTAACACACCGGAGCCAGAGCAAGTTCGGAATTTACCTCATTTACGAACCCCAAAACAAATAACAAGGAGGCAGGATCCATGACGAAACAAGAGTTCAAATCTCTCACAACCCGAGAATTCACCGACAAGGAGTACGAAGCGATAGAAACCGTTTATACATTCCACCCGGCCATAAGCGAGACAGAAGGCAAGAAACAGATCGCCAGCCTTTATGACACCTTGAGCAGGCAAAATAAAACGAGGAGGAAAGAACATGGGATACAGGGACGAGTGGAACGGGACCAAGAAGGAACTTATAGGCCTGGTAGAGTTTTGCATCGAAGACATCCGGAAAGAGCTTGATATTAATATCAGCGATAGAGACATGCGGAAACTTTTCTGTGAAGCATTTGGCAGGAACATAGTGCAGGCCGAATTAAGAGAGATGATAGCTTACATCCTCGATGAAGAGGAGAAGGACGAGAACGAACGGAAGTGCAGAGTTTGTGGATGCACCGAGGATAACGCCTGCGAAGGTGGCTGCTACTGGGTAGAAGAGGATCTGTGCAGCAAATGCGCAGAAAAGATGGAGGAGGATTAACCATGGGCAAACCTTACTACGAGCTGGACCAGGAGACCCGACATATCATCCTGGAGCTCCAAAAGAAGTGCATTGAACTGAACCTGGGAAATGTCAGCTTTCATTACTACCCCACCAGGACGCAAATGGAGGAAACAGAGTTTTATTTGACAGAGTACAAAGAATACTGGGAACTTGTCGTAAAGCAACGATGGGCAAAAACAGCCGACATCTACAGAATTAAAGACAGAAACATAACCTATTGCTATTCAGAAAAGGATTGAAGGGAGGACCGGCCATGACCAACGCAGCGGCAATCGGATATATGATAAAAGCGGCCAAACAGGCCAAGCTGGACAAGAAAACCATTAAGCAGCTGGAAGCCTTAATGCTGGAAGAGATGGACTTTCACACCGAGGAGGAGGCAGAGCAGGAATATTACAATTTTTGAGGAGGAATGAGAATGAAGAATATAAGAGACAGAATCGCCGGCGCATTGTACGGCGTAGCAATAGGGGACGCATTAGGAGCTCCCCTGGAGTTCATGAGCAAGGAGGAGATTTCCAGGAAGCATGGCCGGGTAACAGAGATGATCGGAGGCGGCTGGCTGAACGTGATACCAGGAGAGATCACCGACGACACACAGATGACCCTGGCAGTAGCTGAAGGAATTATAGAGGACCCGGACAACCCGATTAAGGCCATCGGTAAAAGGTTTATCGAATGGGCCAGGAGCGGACCGAAGGACATCGGAGGAACCTGCAGCATGAGTATCCGCTGGGCCATCTTCCTGGGCCAAAATGATGCGCCAGACGAAGAGAAATGGTTCGAGGCAAGTAAATATACCTCCAAAGCAAACGGAGGCCGTAGCGGCGGAAATGGAGCGCTTATGCGCACGGTTTACCCAGGTCTTTATTACAAGGATTTGCTGATGGCGGTAGAGACGGCCGGAGCCATAGCACAAATGACACACTGGGATAAAAAATCAACAGAGGCTTGTAATTTATACACGGAAATGATACACTTAATTATCGAATCGGTTAATAAGGAACAGGCCCTGCAGATTATAAGAGACGTGCTCCAGGGAAGCGAATACTGCCTGGAAACCAGGAAGCAGCTCAACCCCACCGGGTACGTCGTGGACAGTTTCAAATGTGCCTTGCACAGCATTGCAGTTTCGCCGACCTTTGAGGAAGCAATTACCGAAGCTGTCAACCTCGGAGGAGATGCAGATACCATTGCAGCAATTACCGGAGGACTCGCGGGAGCCATCTATGGATATAATATGATACCGGAACGATGGATAAACACACTTGCACAAGCAATCAAGAATCGACTCGATAGGCTCGTAGACGCAGCGGTGAAAAATAGGGAGGATGTTAACAAAAATGGATAACATATATGTTGTATATAATGGTGTATATGAAGAACGTGAAGTAGTTTTGGTTACTACCTCACAAGATATAGCGATTAGAAAATATTTACAAATGGATGAATCGCCATTTATAGAAATATGGCAAGACGGAAAGTTTATAACGGTATTTGGCGATATGAAGTCGGATAATACTATAAAGGATTACGAGTCAATTAGAGATGAAATAGAAAAAAGACTTAAAAGAGTGAATTTCATGGGTAAAATAGAAAAGATAGAAACTAAAGCCTACATAAGCGGAGTAGATACAGTAACCAATTTTGATGGCTATTCATATTTGGATATTTTATTGCCTTTTGATAAGGCAATAAGAATTTTTAAAATAGCGAATAACCAACAAGCTGTACCATTTAAAGTTACTTTTGAATTGGAAGATAATACAAACAGAGCCAACGGTAAAAGAGGGAGATAAGAAAATGGATAAAAATATTTATTTTCCAGATTGGTTAACGGCAAATATAATGATAAGATCATTTTTAAAACAGTTTGGAGTATATGCATGGAATTATGAGGATGAGCCAACAAGGCTAAATGTAACGTTCCTTCCGCCTGGAATTTTCTATACAGTCCCAGAGGAAGATAGAGAATTATTCGTAAGAATATACAACATTTTTTCAAATTGGGTTCAATCCAAAACTAATTTTAAATCAGCCATTGAAAAATATGTATATTCTCCAATGGTAGAAGATGTCAAAAAGAGAATTGAACATACAATTCAAAGCATTATGTACAACTACGAAAAAAAGAGCGGAATTGAAATGAAAATATATCTTGCTGCATGCTTTGGAATAGAGCCAGCATTCATATTACCTAAAGAGTTATTAGAAGAACTGAACAGAGCAGCTGGCAGTATTCAAAGGGAGGTGAAGTAAATGAGTGACACGAGTATGATTAAAAAGTGGCAATATTATGCCGTTCATGCAAAGAAGAAAAGAATCAGGAAGAAATACAGGAATAAACTTAACAATCACATGCTTAAGCTAATCGAGTTTATATCGGTTAAAAAGAAACTGGAAGAAAAAACAACGGTTGACATCGATGTACAAGGCATGACGAGAGTAGATAAATTCAAGGTCAGGCTGCCAGACGGTAGGATAGTCACACACCCAGCCTTCATACGTGACGGGAAGGAGATAGACTGCATTTATATCGGATCTCCAGTTTATGGGGAAGAAATGATGGAAATGGTAAAACAACGGTAAAAAGAAGGCGCCATGCCAGGTGGAATTCCCATAACTACCAAAAGAAATTTTAATTAAACTGTAAAGCCTTACCAAAGCAGAAAGAGGAGGAATTGAACTAAAATGGCAGCATACGGTAGGCCACTAAAAGGAAAAACAAGGCGCGTACCAATTACCGTACACGTATTAATAGGTATGCTTGATATTATAGATGAGTATGTCAATGAAAGATACCAACAGCAAAAAGGATATTCACGTTCTGATTTTTATAATGAGGCGGCCAAATTTTACCTTGAACATTTGGGAAGATTGCCAGAAAGAAATGATGAGCGTACCAAAATCGTACCAAAAAAAATTGAAGAGAGAAATAAATATGATAATAAAGATAATATTAATAATATAAATGAGCAAAAATAAGGTGAAATAGCATAAAAAACTTTTCTACAATCGAGTGGGAATAACAGCAAAAAATCCGGAAACCAGCATGAAACCTGGTATTCCGGATTTAATTTTTATGAAATCGTACCAAAAGCGTACCACTTTTAATTTTTTGACCCTTTTTTCTAATTTTTTGAGATTTCTTTTTCTACTTTTTCGAGATCCAAAACGACTGCAGAAGGACTTTCATTTTTGATGGTAGCATGCCGATTTAGATCAGCAGCAACCTGCTCCATCTTGTTTGGATACAGATGTGCATAGGTAGACATGGCCACCTCGACAGTATCGCCCAGGCGCTCGGCCACAGCCACGATGGAATAACCCAGCTCAACCAGCAAGGCAGCATGAGAATGACGGAGATCATGAACGCGGATCCGTTTCACGCCGGCAGCCTTGGCCGCCTCATTGAGAGCACGCCCCAGAGTTCCCTTCTGGAAGTAGAATATACGGTCGTGCTCGTCGATATCATACAGAGCATTGATATACCGCATGACCTCATCATAGAGGAAATCAGGCATTGAGACATCCCGGTAACTGTTGTCGGTTTTAGGAGGCCCGTTCTTATCCTGGCCTTTGCGCCGGTGGTGAGTTTTTTCAATGCGGGCAATCTTTGAGGGAAGGATATCGGCAGGCTGCAGAGCGAGGCACTCGCCTTCACGGAGGCCCAGCCAGTACATGAGCATAAAGGCAACACGGAAGCTCCAGTTTGTGACGTAAGCCATGGCCTGGTTAAATTCAGACAAGGTCCAGAATTTCATCTTCCCGGCCTTCTTTTTACCCATGAAGCCGGCAGGATGGCACGGATTAGACTTCAGGTTATAGAACTTAACCGCATAATTGAAAATGGCCGACAGCCGGCTATTTAACGACCGGATATAGGTTTCAGAATACTTTTTACCGGTCCGAGGATTTATGGCAGACATGACGGTGTTCTGCCAGTTCCGGATCGTCACGGCGTCAATTTCATTCACCGGGAGCTCACCAAAGTAAGGGAGCAGCCACTTGTCGATGATGGAATCCTGCGTGCCCTGCGTACCTTCCCGGACACGATGCTCGGCGTCGGCCCGGTACAATTCCACCAGGGAGGCAAACGACATTTCACAGTTCCGGCTATTCTTCAGGAGAAACTCACGCTCGAATGCCTGGGCATCCGACTTTTTATCGAACCCTTCTTTTTTCTTTTTTCGCCTCTTGCCGGTCCAATCAGTATACCAGAAGGCGGCGTACCATTTTTTAGCTCCACTTTTAGTTTCGTACTTATAGACAGGCAATCGCATACCCCCTTTTACAAAAGCCCCGGCCAGGAAGCAGGCCAGGGTTTAATTTTTCCCGAAGTTTATTCAGCTGCAGAGCCAGCCAGGACGTTATTAAAAGCAATTTCCCACTCAAGATATTTAGTAACCGCAAACTTGTACACTTCGCCGGCCTTCGTTTCAATCACAAGGACGTTATTGCTGAAGCCATGCTTCCCACGAGAGACACCTTTTATATCTTCCAAAGGGATCTCGAATTCATAATCGCCCTGCGTAAGGTTAACCAGGGCCCCGATGGCAATAATCTTTGAGAGTTTATGTCGGGAATAAATAAACCGACGGTTTGTCAGGATCCCGCGCCCGTTTTGCACGTTAAAAGCGCCTTTTACCCTATTAGCAAGGCCTTCCATGATGATTTTTTCCTGCATTTCACCACCCCCTAAAGATCAGGAAACAATTCCTTCAAATACTCATAGTTTGCAGGAGACAGAGCCCGTGAAGTCAGAACACCCTGGAGCCAGAGCTCCATCCGGTTCTTGCGGCCACGCTCCGTTTTTAGCTGCGAAGCCTCTTCCCACGCGTGATCATAGGCACGCTTAAGGGCAGCATTAAATATCTGATCACGACGAGATCTGATATCCCGCAGCTGCGCTTTAAAATCATTTTGAGCCAGGCCGGCCAAAGCAAGATCAGCGTCCGAGGCCGACGCCAGCTGCTCCAGGAAATATTCCGCAGCAAAGAAACATGTAATAAACTGCTGAAAAACGAGAGAGGAACTCGCAGCATTAGAGAACTTCACAAAGGCTTCATAAACCCTTACAAGCCGGTGTTCCAGGAAGGATTCGTCCACCCAGGCAACAGCACACCGGCAACCATCATGTAGCGGAGGCTCCAGGACAGAATGCCCCGCAATTTCAAAAACCTCATCAATCCTCACGGCCGTGCCTTCCAGTTTAGCACAAAGCGAACAGGTGCAATCGTCGGCCGATGAAGACCACACCTTAAACATACCCATGACCACCCTCCTCTCAATCCCAGAAGATAAAGTACCGCCGTAATTCGCGCTTTAAGCTTTCTCTTTGAAATCAACAACAGGCTCGGAGGACTTGATCTCTTCGAGCGTTTTCAACATGTCAATATATTCTGCGGCCTTCTCCTTTGCTTCAGGGGAAAGACTTTCAATTTTTTTAATAAGTTCTTTGTCGCCAGACGAAATCGCCTCGGCCATCTTCGGCTTTGACTTCGACGTACCACATTTTGAGGATCTGGCTCGACCCATTTCATCGGATAGTCCCAGGATGAAATCGGCGGAGACGTCATAAAGCTCGATAAGAGCCCTAAGCGTTTCAGGGTCGGGTGTGGTTGCGTTATTCTCGTAGCGAGAAAGGGACTTATTGCTCAAGTTAATCGCCTTGTAGACATCAAGCTGAGTGAGACCTGCCCGTTCTCGAGCCATACGAAGACGTTCTCCAAAAGTGAGCATAGAGACACCTCCATTCTAACATTATATAACATTCGCAGGTTTTGAGAAAAATATTCTCAAAAATTTAGAAATAACTATTGACTTCTCGGAAAACGAGACTTAAAATAGGATTAGAATTCTCAATAATTGAGTATACGAAAGGAGGGCACTAAAGTGAAGCCAATGCATCAGAGACTCCGAGAATATCGGGAGAGCAAAGGCGTGACCCAAACACACATAGCCAAGAAAACTGGCAAATCCGTTCAAAGGATAAGCGCGCTGGAAATAGGCGCAATCCGGCTGACGGTCGACGAATTCGAGGAGCTTTGTGTGAATGGCTACGAAGTCAACCCTGCAATTTTTTTTACGGATCAGTTCTCTAAAAATGAGAACATCAAGCCGTAATATCCCCAATATTGAGAATCTTTATGCATCAATTATATTGCAGGGAGGTGACCAAATATATGGCCAAAAAGGCTACGAAAGCCGCAGATAACATTTTTTACAAAGCACGAATGGAAGCAGCAGCGTGCAACGACAGATTAAGCAGCCGCGAAGGAGCAGCTGAACAGCTCGGAATTGACCGTACCAGGCTTGCACGAATAGAACTCGGTAGCCTTAACCCATATCCGGAGGAAGTTCTTTTAATGAGCGACGCATACAACGCCCCGGAGCTGAACAACTATTTTTGTTCGAAAATGTGTCCACTCGGAAAAGAGACGATACCGACAGCAGAACTTCTTCACTTGGACAGGCTCACGATCAGGATCTTGACAGCATTGGGAAATACAGAGTTCATCCAGAGGACTATCCTCGAGATAGTGAAAGACGGGGTTATTTCAGACGATGAGCAACCGCGGGTTGAGCAAATACTCACAGCACTTGAAAATGTCTCAAAGGCAGCATTAGAGATGAAGTTGTGGGTAGAGAAAAACTTAAGGTAAAGGGGGTTTTAGTGGTGGCAACCAGCACACAAGAGAAATCGAAGTTTGTAAAAGTAGATGAAGTAGCGGAAATGCTCGAGATTTCAAAAAGCCATGCATATAAAATCATCCGGCAGCTCAACGAGGAACTGAAGAAACAAGGCAAGATCACAAACGCCGGCAGAGTTTCACGCCGGTACCTGGAGGAAAGGCTCTACTGTTGAGCTTACGGAGGACAAGCCATGAAGCATTTCAGGAGAACAACAACCTTGATAATTGCCACGACAATAGTTTTCACAGGCAAAATAATGCTCGACTTGAACGCCGGAGGCCAGGAGGCACAAACCACATCCAGCGCGGTCGAGCCTGTACATACACAACAGCTCGAACCAGAGCCGACCATAGCAGCGATGATGGTAATCACTCCAAGCCCGACACCGGAACCGGAAGAGGATCCGGAACCACAGGTCAGATTTTACGACATCCCGCTTTCACGAGAGCTCCAGGAATACACCTTCAGGCTTTGCGAAGAGAACGGCCTGGATTACGAGATGGTCCTGGCATTGATGGACCAGGAGAGCGACTACCGGGAGAAGGTAATCAGCAAGACCAATGATTACGGCATCATGCAGATCAACGAGATCAACCACGAATGGCTCAAAGAGGAACTGGGAATAGACGACTTTCTGGAAGCAAAGCAGAACATTCGCGCAGGGATAAGGATCCTGGCAGAATTGACGGCAAAATACGAAGATCCGCACCTGGTATTGATGGCTTACAACTGCGGAGAGAGTGGAGCCAAAAGGCTCTGGAAACAAGGTAAAACTACGAGCGAATACAGCCGGTCGATAATGGCCAGAGCTGAAGAATTAAGAAAGGAGGCAGAGCAATGTCAACAGTATGCGGTAAATGCCAACGCCCACTAAAAGACCCGAAGAGCATAGAGCGCGGGTACGGGCCGGACTGCTGGAGAGAGATCAAAGCCAAGAGGGCCGAAGAGGAAGAGGCCAAAGAAAACGAAGAGGAGGCAGAGAAATGAGGTCAGATTTCACCTACCACACCAGGGAAGTTAATGGGACAAGCGTCCTGGTAATCATCGATTTAGACCGAGGCGGGATGAGCGTCACCAACAACGTAGAGGCAGTAGTTAAAAGCATAGCAGCAGAGCTCGGAGAGGACATCTACAAAAGGCCCATCATCTACAAGGACAGCATGGGGATTTATGACGGCATAGACGGCACCAACCTGGCGAGCCCCTTCTACCACATAGGCGAGACGGACGAGGCCAGGGTAGCGGCAAAAGCAGCGGAAAGGACAAGGAGGTAGACATGAGTTATTTCTGGACTTGTGAGGTCTGCGGCGCCAGCCTGGATCCAGGCGAAAAGTGCGACTGCAGCAAAGAACAACAGAAAACGCCAGAACCGGCGGAAGCAAAGGGGGAAGAGGAATGCAAGAAAACAGCTTAAAAACCAACATCATCAAGCTGCGCTTCATCAGAAACGGCCAGCCACAGGGAAGGGAATACACCTACTACACACCGGTAGAGGTCGCGGTAGGAGACATAGTAGAGATTGAAGCCAGGGAAGGCATAGCCAAGGGAATAGTAACCCAGGTAAACGTACCGGAGGAAGAAATAGCGCCTTTCAAGGACAGAGCAAAGTCCATCATCGGAAAGGCCCAGGTCGAGGAGGTCGCAGCGCAATGAACAACAGGATAAAGAAAAAGCCCCTTCGGTTAGGAAGGAGCATAAGAGCAGGAATCAAGATAGGAGTTCTCATTTTGACGGCCATGAGCACCGTCGAAATCGCCAAGATGGCCTGGGAGACATACCAGAGCAGGACCGGAGCTCCAGGCGGTGAGATTTTGGTATTGCCGATGATGATCCTGCTTTTTTATACAGGATGGACAGCAAGAGGAGAATGGATAGATTTCAAAAGAGCCTTTAGAGAAGCGGAAAGGAGAGAATACCATGCAAGCGACAATCCAGCTTATAAGGGATGAAGCAGCCTTATTCCTTGGGAGAAGACCAACAGATGAAGAAATGAAGTGGGCGCTTCCCAGGGCCAAGAAGAAACTCACCTGGATCATCGAGAGAGAAGGAGACGCTGACGGCATAAGACGGCAACCCTGGTACCTTGGAAAGCTGGTAGAAGAGGTAATCGTGGAAGAGGAATTCTCACAGTATACCCTTGCAAGATGCATGGAGATTGAAGCGCAGAGACAGGCTGCAGCTTCCGGGGAAAAAGAAAAAGGCCATCCTTTAACGGACGACCCAACCACGCTCCCATTATATCCCAGGGAGATGCAGTTTGTCAATCCAACCCAAAACTATGAAACGAGGAGGATGACAAATGAAGCTGTTAACATTGAAACTTGAGAATTTTCAGGGACTGAAAGCAGAGGAATTCAATTTCAACGGCCACAGTGCCAGCATTTACGGAGACAACGCCACAGGAAAGACGACAGTATTCAACGCTATAACCTGGCTACTTTTTGGAAAGGCCAGCACAGGAGCAAAGAACTTCACACCAAAGACCAAAGGTCCTGACGGAGACCTTCACTACCTGGACCACGCAGCAGAGGCAACATTCAAGCTGCAGGATGGCCGGGTAATAACCCTCCGCAAGGTTTTCCACGAGGTCTACAAGAAAAAACGCGGATCGGCCACAGAAGAGTTTGACGGCCATACCATAGACTTTTATATCGACGGCGTGCCAACCAAGGAGAAGGAATACGAAGCAACCATGCTTTCACTTTGCGGCGGCAGCGTCGAGAAAATGAAGATGCTGACCATGCCGAACTACTTCCCGGAAGAGATGAGCTGGGACGCCAGGAGAAAGATCCTGCTGGAGATTTGCGGGGACGTTTCAGACGAGGACGTAATCAACAGCACATCGGAGCTCAAAGACCTTCCAAAATTCCTTCTGAAGCCAGGAACCACTAATCAATACTACGATGTGGACGAATACAAGAAGATAGCCAGCGCCAAAAAGTCCGAAATCAATAAACAGCTTCAGGAGATACCCGGCCGCATCGATGAGGCCCGGAGAGCAATACCTGACATCACCGGCCTTGACCCGAAAGCCATAGACCAGAAGATCCAGGAGCTCAATAAACAGAAGAGTGAACTCGAAATGGAAAAGGCTCAGGCCTTAAGCGGAGACCTTACAACAATGGCCATCAGAAAACAAATATCCGAGGCCAATACCAGGCTTGCAGAAGCCAGGGCAGCATACGCTGCTAAAACAAGTAGCCTGAACGAAGGAACATACGCAGCAATAAACAGCCTGAAAAGAGATCAGATAACAGTAACAAACCGTATCCAGGACGCAAAAGCAGACCTGGAGAGAACCCAAAGGACCATAGAAAGGCTCAAGAGCCACAGGGAGAGCTTAATCAACGATTACATGGCCATACAGAAGGAGACCTGGGACGAAAGCAAGGAAACCTGCCCGACCTGCCACAGGCCACTTCCGGAAGAGGAAATCCAGAAGCTCCGCGAGGCATTCAACCTGCAGAAGAGCAGACGCCTGGAGCAGATAAACCTTCAGGGCCAGCGCGAATGCAGCAAGGAGATGATCACCGAGCTGGAGGAAAAGGCCAACACATTAAGAGAGCAGATCAAGAAGGATGAGCAGCTTATAGAAGACTACGAACTGCAGCTCAAGGCTTTGCAGAGCCAGCTCAAGACGCCGGCGCCTTTCGAGAGCACCGAAGAATACGCCCAGATAATGGCCGAGATTGCCAAACTTCGCGAAGAGGAAAACAACAAGAGCGGCCAAATGGAAGCAATAGCAGCCAAATACACAGAGCAGATCCAGGCCCTGAACGAACAGATCAGAGAGCAGGAACAGCTCAAGACCAAGATATTCATAGCAGAGAGCCAGAAGGAGAGAATCGCAGAGCTGGCCGCCAAGGAAAAGGAGCTTTCAAAGCAGTACGAGGAGCTGGAGAGAGGCATCTACCTCTGCGAAGTGTTCACAAAGACCAAGGTAAGCCTCCTGGACGACAAGATAAACAGCAAGTTCAAGAGTGTACGCTTCAGACTTTTTCAGGAGCAGCTTAACGGCGGGATCAAGGACGACTGCGAAGTCATGATACCTACCGAAGACGGCAGGATGGTACCTTTCACCTTTGCAAACAATGCGGCCAGAATAAACGCCGGCCTGGAGATCATCGACACCTTGTCGAAGCACTGGAACCTGGCAATGCCGGTATTCATAGACAACGCCGAGAGCGTGACCAGGCTCCTGAAGATGGACACCCAGGTAATACGCCTGGTAGTTTCAGAGCCGGACAAGAAGCTCCGACTGGAGGTGGACGCATGAAAAAGATAACCACGGCCACAGGATACATCGCATACGAGGCCACAAAGGAAGAAATTCAGCTTTTAGGTGGATACGGAATATGCGATGAGTGTGGAGAGGACACAGAAAAAGGCTACCTGGTACCGGTTTTGAACCACTACCAGTGCCCGGAATGCTTCGAATCCTGGAGCAAAACAGCCAGGTATTACCCGGAAGACATCCCGATTCAAGACAGAAGAGCAGCCTACTATGAGCGCATGATACCGCTCACAAATCAAAATTAAGGAGTTAAGGAGGAATTCACATGTCTACAACCACAAGCGCAAAGAATCAGAAACCTGCAGTTCAGAACCAGAACCAAGCCACAAATCAGAACCATGGAGCTCTGCAGCCTGCAGAGAACCAGCAGCTCACAATGAGCGAGCGCTTCACGAACCTGGTGCTCCGCGAATTTGGCAGCAACGTAGCCGGAGCGCTTCAGGTGTCAGAGTACCAGAAGAGACTGATCCAGGGATACTTCATAGCAATTGACAGGGCCTTAAAGATGGCCGAGGAGACCAGGATCCGCAAGAACGAGGCCAACAAGGACCACAAATACGATAACAACCTGCCAGTAACATGGAATAACGTCAACCTTAATGACCTGGCCCTCGATGTAGTGCACTACGCCAAGATGGGCCTGGACATGATGATGGATAATCACCTTTTCCCAATCCCCTACAAGAACAATAAGACTAACAAATACGACGTCACCCTCATGCCTGGATATAACGGGATCCAGTACATCGCCGAGAAATACGCGGTAGAAAAGCCCAAGGCAGTAACCATCGAGCTTGTTTATAGCACCGACACCTTCAAACCAATCAAGAAGAGCAAGGACAACCAGGTGGAGAGTTACATCTTTGAGATCAATAACCCCTTTGACAGAGGCGAAATCGTCGGCGGCTTCGGATACATCGAATACGAGGACCCGGTCAAAAACAAGCTGATAATCATGACCAGGAAGGACATCGAGAAGCGCAAACCGGCATACGCAGCAGCGGAATTCTGGGGAGGAACCACCAAGGTATGGGAAAACGGCAAACAGGTAGAGAAGGAGACTGATGGCTGGTTTGAAGAGATGTGCCTGAAGACCATTAAGCGCGAAGTATATAGTGCAAAACACATCCCAAGAGACCCACAGAAGATCGACGAGAACTACCAGTACATGAAGATGCGTGAGGCCAGATATGCGGAGCTTGAGGCCCAGGCGGAAATTGACGGATATGCCAACGCCATAGTCATAGACACCACACCAACCACACCAGAGGAACCAAAACAGCTACAAAGTCCACAGGCTGACCCGGAGACAGGAGAGGTTATAGAGCAGCCATCAGCACAGCCAACACAGAAGGCCGGCATAGAAGAACCGGCCAGACAGCAAACCATCTTTGAAGGGCCGAACTTCTAATGGATATCAAGATTTTAGCCTCCAGCAGCGCTGGGAACGCCTATCGCATAAGCGACGGCCGAACCAGCCTGCTGCTGGATGCCGGCATACCAATCAAGGCAATACAGGTCGGATGTGGCTTCAAGGTGACGCAAATGGATGGCTGCTTTGTGTCACACAGCCACAAGGACCACAGTAAGGCCGCCAGGGACCTTGCAAAGCTCGGCGTGGACATTTACACCAGCAAGGGGACAATCGAAGCGTGTGGCCTTTCAGGGCACCGAATACACGCGATAAAAGCCCTTCAGGAGCTGACGGTAGGAACCTTTAAGGTTTTACCTTTCGATGTGCAGCACGACGCGCCAGAGCCGCTGGGATTTCTTTTTACATCGACCTTTTCAGGAGAAAAGCTCCTATACTTCACGGACACGTACTACATAAAGTACAAGTTCCAGGGATTGACCCATATCATGGCGGAGTGTAACTACGACACAGAGACCCTTCAGAGAAGCGTAGAAGCCGGATATATACCAATAGAGCTGGTACCAAGGCTGGTAAAAAGCCACATGAGCCTTGAACACTTCCTGGACCTGCTAAAAGCCAACGATTTAAGCAAGGTAAAGCAGATATACCTTCTGCACTTAAGCAACAACAACAGCGACGAGAAGCGGTTCAAGGAGGCAGTTCAGAAACTCACCGGTGCCGAAGTGTACGTTTGCTAAGTGAGGCCAAGGGGGTGACTTACACAAATGGCAAGGACGAGAAGCATTAAACCTGGATTTTTTGATAACGAGATACTCGGAGACCTCCCGCCATTAACCAGGCTTTTATTCATAGGCTTATGGACCATAGCAGACAGGGAAGGGAGGCTTGAAGATAAACCAAGACGGATCAAAAAGATGTTACTGGGATACGACGACGTGGACGCAGACGGAGTGGACAAAATGCTCCAATCCTTACACGATACAGGCTTTATTTTCAGGTACACAGTAGACGGTAACAAATACATTCAAGTGGTTAATTTCCTGAAGCATCAAAACCCACACGTCAGGGAAAAACCGAGCGAAATACCGCCTCCACCGGACTTTATAGCAGAGCATCATGAAAGCCCGATACAAGCACCAGACTTGCACAGTGCTGGCACAGTACAAGCCACGCCTATTACCGTTAACCTATCACCTTCTACTGGTACCCTATCACCCACTACCGATAACCCGCCAGAAGGCGAGGACGATGTGGACGGGCCTGATGAACAGCCAAAAAAATCCTTGTTAGAGCGACGATTTGACGAGTTCTGGGCAGCTTACCCCAAGAAGGTAGGCAAGAAGGCAGCTTGGGCGGCCTGGAAAAAGGTCAAACCGGATGCAGAACTGTTTGACAAGATCATGACGGCCATAGGCAAGGCCAGAGTAACCGAACAGTGGACAAGAGAAAACGGCAGATTTATTCCGAACCCAACAACCTGGCTCAACCAGGGACGATGGGATGATGAATACGAGGAGGGACCGATAAATGGAGTCAATAGCAAGTATTCTGACGGGTATCACCAGCAACCAGCGGCCAGCCCGCCGGGAAGCGAAGGTAAGAGAGATGCGCTTGCAGGCTTCAAACGAGCATGACCAGGAAGAGGAAGCCCAGAACAGGTTCCAGGTACGGTCTGACCAGGCCATAGCCGAAGGGTGGAGATACAACGAGGATCCGCCGGAGCCAAAGAAATGCGAATATTGCGGCAAGACCTTATACCATTTCGGACTTACAAACCCACTGCAGCATAAACAGATTTTTATGTGGATGCCCGAACCGGAGCGCTGTGACTGCAAACAGGCCCAGCAACACTGGGCCAAGGTCGAGGCGGAAAAAAAGGCCGCAAAAGAGGAAAAGAAGCGCCGTGAGGAAGCAGAACGCCTGCAACGCAAGATAAACAAGCTGATCAAGGACAGCGGAATCAGAGGCCGGTTTTTAAACCGGACATTTGAGCGTTTCGAGGTAAACGAGGTCAACAGGAAAGCCTACGAAGTGGCCAAATATTACGCGGATAACTTCAAGGCCATGCTTCCCAGGAAGGGCCAGGACGGCATAGTAGAGCCGCCGGAGACAGAATGCAACGGCCTATTCATAACCGGCAGCTACGGTACCGGAAAAACCCACCTGGCAGCGGCCATATCGAACCAGCTGATCATGGAAGGGATACCGGTTATATGCATGACGATGATTGACCTTCTGGCCAAGATTAAACAGACATTCGACCGCAACGACGAGGCCACCGAGGCCGAAATCATGAAGATTTATGAAGAGGTGCCGCTGCTGGTCATTGACGACATAGGCAGCGAGCAGCCAACCGAATGGGGATCCACAAAGATATTCTCGATAATCAACGCCAGATACGAGGCCTACATGCCGGTCATAGTGACCACAAACTACGCCGGGGACGAGCTGGTAAGGAGAATGACACCGATAGGACCAAACGGCCGGCCATTGGACAGCAGGAACGCCGAAAAGACGCTGGACAGGCTGAAAGAGATGTGTGTAGGCATTGAAATGAACTGGGAAAGTTGGCGGTCAAGAGGATAGAGGAGGGATGAGATCATGAAAAACACATTAACGGACTTGAATAATTACCCTGATGTGAACAAAAGGAAATTGTTGGAGAAATTCTTAGAATCGAAAACTGAGGATTGTCCAGGTTGGTGCAATATGTGTGAATACGTTGAAATATGTGACACAATCGAAAGAATGTGGAGAAAGTTAAAGGAGCAGGAAGAATGGGAGAAAGATGAAGATGATGAAACAGATATTGAATGAATTATAACAACATCTTACACCAAAGAGCAGCTCAAATCTTACTACGGGAACCACAAGATAAGCAGCGGCCTGACCGGATACTTTCAAAAGGGCTACACGCCGGCGAACAAAGGAAAGAAAGGCTACCATGCACCAGGATGCGAGAAGGGATGGTTCAAGAAAGGGCACAAGCCCCTAAACCATAAGCCGGTAGGCAGCGAGCGAGTAGACAGAGACGGATACACCCTGGTAAAGGTAGCGGAACCGAATGTATGGGAGCCAAAGCATAAGGTGCTCTGGGAAAAGAAAAACGGGAAGGTACCGGAAGGATATGTTCTAACCTTCCTCGACGGAGATAAAAGCAACATCACACTGGACAACCTGGCCCTCATATCGATGGCCGAATCGCTGGAAATCACAAGGTCGAACTTAAGGAGCACCAATCCGGAATTCACAAAAACCGGCATTTTAATAGCAAAGGTTAAGATAGCCAGAAGCAAGCGGAAGCGGAAAAAGAATCTGATGGGAGGTCGAAACAATGAAGAAAAAGAGAGCATGCAGGATGACACAGGAGGAAAGAGCCATTCACAACAGAGCAGTGAGCATAAGGAAAATGACAGATGCGCAGCTTTGTGAGTTTATAGACCGCACATACGGAAAAGGCATGGAAGAAGGAGCGAGGCTGGCACAGAGCCAGGCCAAAGCAAAACCTGAAGACGCAATCGCTCACGTTAGGAAGTTCATCGATTACCTGACCGAGAAAACCGGCTGCGGCAACAGGATCGGCAAAGGAACCATTCTGCAGCTTAACAGAGAGCTGGAGAATGCCATCAAGAGCGGCCTGTTTTCCGGGGAGGTGAACAAATGAGCAGAAGCCACGCGAACAGAGGACAAGCATTCGAGGATTTCTTAAGGTTTGTTCACCAAAGGTACCAGGCAGACGGAATAGCATGCGTCCACAAGGTACCGACGGAGTTTTTACCACTCCGGAACGCCAAAGGTCAGGTCTGTAGTGCGAAGGTCGAGCATAAAAGCTGCGTAGATTACCTGGGCAGATACAAAGGCATACCGGTGGCCATTGAGGCAAAGCACACGGAAGAGAACCGGATCGCATTCAACCGGGTAGAGCCTCACCAGGCGGAATACCTCGACGACTGGCTCAAGGATCCACACGCAATAGCACTCGTCCTGGTGAGTTTCAGCCTTCGCAGATTTTACGCGGTACCATGGGAGTTCTGGAAAGCAGCGCTGGAGAGCTGGCAGCAGTACAAGGGTAAGGAGAAGAGGACTGTAACCGCATACGGATGGACATGGACCACTCCAGGAATGGCCAGCGTATCGGAAGACCAGCTCCATCCGGAATGGGAGATAAAGACCGGGGGAAGATCAGGACTTCCATACCTTGAGATTATAGACAAAATGACAGGGGGAGAGGTCAATGCAAACAGAAGACAAGGTAGTAAAGTCATTTGACATGAGCAATCTCATGAAAATAACGAGGCTTCCGCTGATATGCGTTTACAACAGCCCTTCAGACTACCCAGGAAAGTATGTAGCAAGGCTCTGGGACGTGGACAAGCCGACCAACATGGTGGCCGTCGCCGAAAGCCTGGAGGAAATCAGAGAAGCAAAACCACCGGAGATGATGATCATGGACAGAATGCCAAACGACGATCCGGTGATCGTTGAAACATGGATTTAGGAGAGGAGGCCCAACCACATGAAAGCAATCACATTATGGCAGCCCTGGGCCCAGCTAATCGTCCAGGGAGACAAGCTGATAGAAACGAGGAGTTATAACACCAACATAAGAGGCCGAGTGGCCATACACGCAGCAAAAAGCGACCACAGCGGGATATTACTTCACATACCAATGAGAGAGCTCGCATACTTCCAGGAAGCAGGAGTAACCGGCGTGAAAGAGCCGCCAAGGGGAGCAATAGTGGGAACGGTAGAAATCGTAGACAGCCTGCCAATAGAAGAGCTGATAGGCACCAAATACGACACACCGAAGGAGCGAGCCTTCGGAGATTGGAGTCCAGGACGCTGGGGATGGATACTTCGAAACCCGGTGCTTTTTGAAAAGCCGATACCGGCCAAAGGCGCCCAAGGTTTCTGGAATTGGAGGACAGACACATGATCAGGTATAAGTGCCCAAGATGCCAAGGAAACCAATATTCCGCGAGCCCAGATAAAGCACACGAGCCGTGCATTTACTGCGGCCACGAAGGAACGGTACCGATGAAAAGCCTGGAAGAGGAGGGGAACGATGAAAACATACATGAACAGGATCGACCGGGAACACCATGTGATGATCCTGGTCATATGGGATTATTTAAACACATGGCTGGAGCAGACCAGCTGCCTCACCAAAGAGGAGAGGAAGAGAGTCAAGACAGCGGCTACCCACCTACTCCATACCAGCGACAGCATCGTGAAGAGGCTTGATACCGATTATGCCAAAAGACTATTAAGAACCGCGAAAAACACAGAGGTAAGAGTGGTGGATCGAGCAAACGTAATGCTCGGCCGAGAGCCAGACACCGTGAACATAAAAATAGACGACCTATACGACATCGCAAGCTACGCTTTGACAGACTGCAGAGGCTGCAAGAGACCCGACCACAAAAACTGCGATAAATACAAGCTCTTCATGGATTTGAATATACCCGTAGCCCAGGAACAAACGGACGGCTGCCCTTACGAGAATTGACGGAGGGACGGCCATGAAGATAGAGATTTACTACGAATGCCCGATATGCCACCAAAGCTGGGCAACACAGAGCGCAGCAATCGCCTGCAGGAACCAGCACCCGGTCATTGAAAAGAAATGGGCCAACTGCGAGGTTTGCGGTCAGGGATGGAACATAACATACTGGGGAGAAAAACAAGCAGTAGAGCTCGCCAGGAAGTGCGAACAGGAACACGAGGCCAAAGGTGAGACCGAAGAATTAAGCCGAAAAACATTCTTCTTAAGCGGAGGGACAAAAGGCAAATATTACCCACCAAGGAAGGAGAGTAAATGAATGGGACCGATTGTAAACCAAGGATCATCGAATGCAGCAGGTGCGGCTGCGAATGGAATGTAAGCAGCCAGGCACACATACCGGAAACTGGTTATATTTGCCCGCACTGCACGAGCAGAGAGCGAGAAAATAACGCCTTTCAGGAGGATAAGCATATGGCAAATAGATCACTGCTTCACAGAAGCAAGATAGAGGATTTCAAGAGCTGGCTTCAGGAAGACGGCTGGCAGATAGAACAGCCCAAAGGAATATACGAGGTCGTAAGGGCCACAAAGGGCACCAGGAAGCCATTAATAGTTTACACGAGGGATAACAAAGGCAATGAGCATATAACCGTTCAGGACCGCGATGTGCCGGTCGTAAGGGCATACATAAGGGACAGGAGAAGAGAAGCCAGGGCAAAGGCCAACGGGATCCAGAAAGTAACCAAAGAAGAAATGCTGAAGATAATCGACACCAGGGAGCCACTCGGAAAGTTTTACAGGATAGAAGGTAAGACCATCATCGCAGTGGATAATTCCACAGGAGACGCCTGGACCGAGGAATTCAAAGACTTTGAAATTTTCCTTCTGTGGATAACCACACAGCTGACCGTAGAGGATGCGGTAGAAAAAACAAGGAGGAGGAATAAGCATGCAAAATGTGTCAGCATTAGAAATTAAAGAAAACATATCAAGAGGAGGAGACAGTGTATGAACGAGCTTAAAAAATGCGAAAGGTGCAGAAACAGCAGGTTTATATACCTGGAGAGAAAATGCAAATTTGAAATGCCGCAATTTCCAATAGAGGACGAGGGAGAATGTGAGCATTATGACAGCTGGTTTATCGAGTACCCGCTAACAATCGACGGAATAGACAATTGCTTTAACAAAGAAAGAGTAAGGAGCTTATACGATTGCGGAAAACTCGTCAGGATTTCACCATGCGGAGAAGAGTATAAAGGCAAAACATACCTCGGGATATTGCTTGGCGATCTTCCGATCGGTGCACACATTTCTTTTAACAGAGAGAGCAAGATACTGAAGGTTTCACCTCATACGAACCCTGGAATATTTGTACCAGAGCTAAAAAAGATCATTTATGGATGTGAAAGCTGGTGGGGAGAGATCGAAAACCCAGAAGACCTGAAAGACATAACCAGTGAGGATATAGAAAACACCTGGTATGTTCAACTTCTCAAGAGTATGGCCGGAATGGAGGCGACCAAAGATGATGAATAAGAGCAAGATAGAATGGTGTGATTTCACCTGGAACCCGGTCACAGGCTGCCGGCACGGCTGCCCATACTGCTACGCAGCAAAGCAGGCAAGACGCTTTTCCGGAGATGTAAGGCTGAATAAGAGTTCAGACCAGCTGAAAAGAGACGAGAATGGTCTGTATATCCTGGACAAGCCATTTAAAAACCAGGTAGGCAAGGTTATACCGGACCCGGTGGGATTTGAGCCGATAATGCACAAATACCGCCTGCCAATGCCGGCACAAAAGAAGAAACCGGCCAAGATTTTTGTAGTATCCATGGGAGATTTATTCGGATCCTGGATACCGGACAGCTGGATCGAGGAAGTATTCAGGGCCTGTGATGCAGCACCATGGCACACCTACATGTTTTTAACAAAGAACCCACGCAGGTATGTGGAGCTGGCCGAAAAAGGCATACTCCGGACCGGCGACAACTTCTGGTACGGCAGCACAGCGACCACACCGGAAACGGAATTCTTCTGGGACGAAAAACTAAACACATTTGTAAGCATTGAACCAATTCACGCACCATTCCCGGACGTCATACGCCCGGATAACGGCCTTCAAAAGGTGAAATGGGTAATCATCGGAGCAGAGACAGGAAACCAAAAAGAAAAGGTGGTACCGGAGAAAAGCTGGATCAGGGACATAGTCAAGGCCTGCTGGGTAGCAAAGATACCGGTATTCCTGAAGGATAACTTAAAGGAGGTGTGGGGAGAGGACCTCATCCAGGAGTGGCCGGCAGGAATGCCGATGGACAAAGGAAACGACGTGCCGCAATGCAAAGAATGCGAGCATTGCGAAATAACACCTGAAGGTAAGAGAGGGAACCGGCACTACTGCAGGAAGGAAGACCGGCACGTTTTAGGAAGATATGCAAGGACCAGCCCACCATGGTGCCCACTTCGTAGAGAGGAGGAAGCAGCAGATGAAATCACGGATGAAGAAACTGATTTATAACGCCAAGCGCTTTATTCACTCGCTCAAAGTGAGATGGAGGATCCGGAAGACACCGAAATTCATGCGCAAGTTTGCTTTCTGGTGGCACATGGCGGCCTATGACACAGCCCAGGTACTAAAGGGAGTCAGGCCAATGGCCAAAGATACACTGGACAGCATGGCAGACCTTGTCGGGACAGAAAGGCAAGAGGGAGAAACAGACGAGGAGCTGCGAAAGCGAATAATCGAAATCGTTAAAAAGAAAGGAGGAATGGCCCGATGATGATTGAGTTTTGTGGAAACTGCAAGGTCGGTGCAGAGACCAAGGACATATATCCAGGAACATGCCCTTATTACAAGAAAGCATCGGGCAGGCACTGTGCAAACCACAGGCCACTCCCATACAGGCCCAATGACGGCCGCATGGTTTACATCGCCAGCGCAATGAGAGGAGATATAGAAGGTAACCTCAAAAAGGCAGCAGCATACTGCCAGGCAGCTGCAGAATCCGGAGCGATACCGATAGCACCGCACCTTTATTTTTCATCCTACCTGGACGACAGGATCCCAGAGGAAAGAGCCGCCGGCATGGAGATGGGACTGCAGATCCTGAAGAGATGTGACGAGCTCTGGGTATTCGGGCCACCAACGGAAGGTATGAAGGCGGAAATAAGGCTGGCCGAAAGCCTGAAAATTCCGATCCTTTACATACCGGAAGAGACAATAAATAAGATTTTAGAGAGGAGATGTATCGCGTGAACAAAGCAATATTCACAGGACGCCTGGGCAGCGACCCAGAGCTCCGCTACACAACCACCGGAATACCGGTATGTACTTTTAACCTGGCAGTGGACAGGCCCAAGCCAAAGGACGGAGAAGGAGGAACCGACTGGCCAACCATAGTGGCCTGGAGACATAAGGCCGAATTTGCAGCAAAGTATCTGACCAAGGGGCGCAAGATCCTTGTCGTGGCCACAGTGAGGACCAGGGTAACAGAGGACAGCAACGGCAAAAAGCGCAAAATTACAGAGTTCTGGGCCGAGGAAATAGAGTTCTGTGACAGCAAGCCACAAAACAGCGCGGCAGCGAGCGGATACCAGGAAGACGACAGAGATTATTATACGGACGGTTTCACGCCAGTAGAAGATGATGGCGATTTTCCGTTTTAGAGAGGAGGGATAAGGATGGCGATGAACAGCAAGGAGTCAATGGGCATAGCAGGCATGAGCTTTGCCTGCTTAAGCACAAGAGTATTAGAAATAGCTCTTCAAAAAGGGATAGAGGCAGGAACCAAGGCAGCAATGGAATACTTAATCGAGGAAAAGAAGGCGCAGAGGAAAGGGAGGTATGACCGACGACTACGAAATACCCGTCTGCTGCTTAAGAATTACAGGGCATTAAAACAACATGTCCAAGGCGCCGTGTTCAACGCCAAGCAGGCAAAGGAAAGCGCAATAGACATATTAGATGGTTTGGACGAGTTCAGCTTCGATGATAACCTATACATCGAAAGCATAAAGAGGAGCCAGCAGAGGACATTCATCATCCTACAACACATAGACGAGATGTTGAAATATTTCAGGATAGCCTGCGAGCAATCAGGCAGGGAGGAAGAGATGAGATGGTATAGGATCATCATGAAGACCTACATAGACGAGGAAAGGAAAACAGCTGAACAAATTGCAGAGGAAGAACACATAGAAAGGCGCACAGTTTATAAGAATATCAATGCAGCAATAAAACCTCTCTCTGCCCTGATTTTTGGCATTGACAGCCTCAAACTTTACTAAAAAGTATGGTGCAAGAACCATGCCAGCACAGGGCACAAATTGGGCACTGTAAAGGCACTTTAAATATTATAAAATGATAGCGTGGAGGAGTGGAAATATGGCCAAGAAAAAGGCGACAAATACCTTCATCGAGATTGACTACTCAACCGAGGCAACACCGAGGGCAGTAACACCGGACGGCATTCCGGTTTTCTGTGCTCATGATGATATTATTCCGATTGAGAAGGCAATCCCGAACCCCAAGAACCCGAACCAGCACAGCCAAGCTCAAATAGAGCTGCTGGGGAACATCATCAAAGCAAACGGATGGAGAGTAGCGGTCACCATTTCAAAGAGGAGCGGCTTCATTGTCAAAGGACATGGCCGACGCCTGGCCGCGCTGCATATCAAGAGCGGATATATCCCGGTAGATTACCAGGACTACGCCAGCGAGGCCGAGGAATGGGCGGACCTTATAGCAGACAACAGGCTGGCAGAGCTCTCAACCATCGACACAGGAATGCTGGTCGATTTAATCAACGATATGGACACCGGAGAGGTACCGGTGGAGCTGACCGGTTACACCGAGGAGGACCTGGCGGCCATCATAGCAGCTCTGGAAGGAGCAGACGACACGGTGGACGACAAGGTCGACGATGTACCGGAGACACAAAACATACCAATGACCAAGGCCGGAGATATCTGGTTCCTTGGACCACATAAACTGATATGCGGCAGCGCAACGGACCGAGAGACCATCGAAAAGCTGATGGCCGGAGAAAAGGGCCAGATGGTCAACACGGACCCGCCATACGGAGTAAGCTATGAGACCCAGAGCGGCAAGTTTGACATGATCAAGAACGACGACCTCACTGGCGACGATTTAATGGCCGACCTTTTGATACCGGCATTCAAGAACTATGTAGAGTTCACGGATCCGGACGCAGCCTTTTATATCTGGCACGCAAGCAGCACCAGGCGAGACTTTGAGGACGCCATGACAGCTGCAGGCCTTATCGAAAAGCAGTACATCATCTGGGTAAAGAACGCACCGGTCCTGGGCCATGCAGACTACCAATGGGCGCATGAACCGTGCTTCTATGCAGAGAAGGCAGGCCAGAGCGCTCACTTCTATGGAGATCGATCGCAAAGGACCACCTGGAAGGTAGTCCTCCGGGACAGCAACCACATGGCAACGGTCCTCACAGGAGGCGTCGTATTGACCGACGGTGCCGGAGGGAAGGTATTCATCAACGATAAGCCTCCAAAGGGCAAGAAGATCAGGTATATACGCTTAAGCGAAGGCAAGAGCGTCTGCCTGTATCCGGAGAGCAAAGTGTCGACCGTCTGGGAAGTAGCCAGAGAAACCGGCACAGAGCACCCGACACAAAAGCCGGTAGAGCTCGCAATCAGAGCCATAGACAACAGCAGCAAGCCAGGAGACCTGGTACTTGATTTCTTCGGAGGCTCCGGGAGCACGCTCATAGGAGCCGAAATGACCGGCAGGCGATGCAACATGGTGGAACTGGACCCGAGATACTGCGATGTAATCATTAACCGGTATGTGCGCTTCACAGGAAATATCGGAGTGACCTGCCTGCGAGACGGCCAGGAGCTGACATACATGCAGCTGAAGCAGGAAAACGACAAGCTCAATGGCCTTGCGGGGGGGTACAGAATATTGATATTTAAAGTAAGATGCGCATTCACCCGATTAATCCGCACAATAAACAAAATATTCAGGAGATAACGGCAGGTCGCAACAAGGGCCTGCCTTTTAATATTCAGGAAAGGAGGTAGCAGCATGGGGAAGCGCAAGGAAAATGTCTATCCGTGGGAACGGATCCCAGGGGAGACTTCCAGGGAATATCAGAAGTTCTGTGCATACCGGGACATGAACTCATCGGATAAACCAATCCGGAAACGCAGCCTTCAAAGGCTGGCCAAGGAGCTGGGACTTTCACTGGACCACCTAAAGAAGTTAAGCGCGAAAAACAACTGGGTAGAACGAGCGGCCGCATATGACGCCTACCTGGAAGAGCTGGCCAGAGAGCAGAACGAGGCAGAGATCCTCAAAATGCGAAAGAACCATGCATTGCTGGCCTCTCAAATGATCACCAAGGCAGCCAAAAGGCTGCTGACCATGCCGGAAGAGGAGATAACCGCAGCCGACCTCGTGCGCCTGGTCGATGTCGGAGTGAAAATCGAAAGATTGAGCCGCGGCGAATCCACCGAAAACAGACAGATAAGCGGAGAAGCAAAGGTCATTCACCAGGGAGAAGTCACGGTTAAAAATCAGATGAACCTGGATCTTTCCCGCTTAACTGACGAGGAGCTGTCGGAGCTTGAACAGCTACTGGAAAAACTACATTCAGAGCCCGATGTTTGATGTTAACGCTCTGCGGGAAGCGATCCTGAAGGAAAAGGCGGAGCGCAACCTTTCAGAGTTCATCAAACAAGCGTGGCATGTTATCGAACCAGGCACACCGTATGTAGAGAACTGGCACATCGATTTAATAAGCGAGTATCTCCAGGCGGTGGATAACAGCGAGATATTGAGGCTTATAATCAACATCCCGCCACGGCACATGAAGTCCATACAAACAACAGTGTGCTACCCGGCCTGGTCATGGATCAAGAAACCGACAAAGCGCTTCATAAAGGTTTCGTACAGTGACAGCTTATCCAGGAAGCACAACGTACTCTGCAGAGATATCATCAGGAGCCCATGGTACCAGAAAAACTGGGGAGACCGGTTCAAAATCAAGGACGACGTCGACAGGCAGGACGAGTTCAAGAACGACCACCACGGAATGATGTTCTCGACCAGCGTCGGCGGCCGATTAACCGGTGAAGGTGGAGATGTAATCATCGTGGACGACCCGCAGAACCCTCTCATGGCAAACAGCGCTACAGAGAGAGAAGCGTCAATAGCTTTCTTTAAGAACACGCTGCAGACCCGTCTGAATGACCCGAAAAAAGGCGCAATAATCGTAATCATGCAGAGGCTGCACGAGAACGACCTGACCGGTTACATCCTTTCAGAGCAGCTGGGATACGAGCATGTATGTCTGCCGGCAGAGGCTCCGGAGCGGACAGTTATTCATTTCCCGATAAGCGGCCGGGAGATCATCCGGGAGGAAGGAGACCTTCTCAATCCAGGACGATTTGACAAAGAGGCCCTGGAAGGCCTCAAAAAGTCCATGGGAAGCGCTCAATACGCCGGCCAATTCCAGCAGACACCGGCGCCGGCTGAAGGTCTTATCTTCAAGAGAGAATGGCTGGGGAATTTCTTCAAAACCGCACCACACCAGAACATGCTCATTCAATCCTGGGATATGCCGTTCACCAAAAGTGAAGGCAGCGCCAAATGTGCCGGCATAGTCATGGGGAGAAATGGAGCCAATATTTACATTCATGACCTGGTGAACGACAAAATGACATTCACCGAGAGCGCGGCCGCGGTTCGAACACTAACCGGCAAGTGGCCAAAGGCCAGAGCGAAGGTTATAGAGAACAAGGCCAACGGTCCGGCCATTGTCGACTACCTAAAAAAAGAGATCCCAGGAATGGTAGAGTTCAACCCAAAGGGAAGCAAGGAAGAGCGTGCCATCAGTGTGACACCTTACTTTGAAGCAGGTAACATCTGGTTCCCGGATCCGGAAACGCACCCATGGGTGCATGACCTAATCAACGACCTTTTGATATTCCCAAAGGGGACATACAAGGACACCGTCGACGCCCTGGTGCAAGGGATTTTATACCTCATGGATAAACCATCTATGACAGGCCCACCAAAGACCAGTACGCTCACCAAGAGCAGCTACTGGCGGCGATAACAAAAAGCACTATACAAGCACAGTGCAAGTATGGTGCTTGAATGATACCAATACCAACCCAGCACAGGGAGAGCACAACAAAAGGTGAGGTAACCTCAAAAACAGCGTCGAATGATAAAAATCGACACAAAAATGATGAGCTTACAAAAGCGTTCAAAACGCTTATTTTTTATTCGCTTCAACCGTTCCAAACCCAGCAATAATGCGGCTTTGCAAAAAGCACAGTGCAAGCACCATACAAGCACAGTAAAAGCACAGAACGAGCCCTGCTGGTACCCTATTACCTTTAACCTATTACCTTTTACCTATTACCTATCACTATATAGTGCGACGGGTAGGATGGGAAAGGAGGGATAAATAAAAACAAAGAGAGGAGAGATCCATCATGGACACCAAAGGCTATCAATTAAGGGCCCGTTTCCTTCAGGAGGCTGAAGAGAAAGGACCAACAGCACAAATGCTGATAGTAGCTGTCAAGCTGCCAACCGGAGCCGTCGAGCTTATCACAAACACGGCCCTGCTGCACACAAAGATAGACTACTACAAAAACGCCTACGACGAGGAATTCAGGCTGAAAGGAAACTCCAACGTGCAGATAGTAGGCTTCATGTTTGTGTAGCCAGGACAAGGCGGAAAGGGAGGTGAGAAAGTAAATGGCTAACAATAATTTCAGGGAAATCGGCCGCATCGGACAAAAAAGATATGGTGGCTTTTTCTATGAGGAATTCCTGAAAGATCTCCAGGGAAGGAAAGGCGTCGAGGTTTACAAGGAGATGAGTGAGAACGACGATGTAATCGGCGCAATCCTTTATGCGATCGAGATGCTGATCAGGCAAGTGTCCTGGACGGTTCAACCAGGAGGACCCACAACAAAGGACGAGGAGGCCGCAGAGTTCATCTATCAGTGCATGGACGACATGCAGGACACCTGGACCGACACGATATCTGAAATCCTTTCATTTCTGACATACGGATGGAGCGCTCACGAAATCGTTTATAAGCGGCGCGCCGGCAAGAGCAAGGATCCTCGACTAAACAGCAAATACAGCGATGGCCTCATAGGATGGCGCAAGCTGCCGATCAGAGCGCAGGAGACCCTCTGGGAATGGCTATATGACGACGAGGACAATCTCCTGGGAATGGTTCAGATGCCGCCGCCAAAGTATGAGCTCATAACGATACCGATTGAAAAGCTGCTGATATTCAGGACCAAGAGCCGAAAAGGCAGCCCGGAAGGCAAGAGCATTCTCCGTAACGCATACCGCAGCTGGTACTTCAAGCGCAGGATCCAGGAGATAGAGGGAATAGGTATCGAAAGAGACCTGGCCGGTTTTCCGACATTGACAGCTCCGGAGGGAATGAACATCTGGGACGAAGACGACCCGGAAATGGTAGCTGTCAGACTGGCCGCAGACCGAATCGTCCAAAACATCAGGCGTGACAGCCTCGAAGGTTTGACATTGCCGGCCGGCTGGAAGCTGGAGCTCTTAAGCACCGGAGGACGCCGGCAGTTTGATACCAATGCAATCATCGAGCGATACGACACCAGGATAGCAATGACCGTCCTGGCCGATTTCGTTTTATTAGGCCACCAGAAGGTGGGCAGCTTTGCATTATCCAGTGACAAGACGGAACTTTTTGCAATGGCCGTCGGTGCATACCTGGACATCATTTGCGAGACCTTCAACAACAAGGCAATCCCGGCACTGATTGATTTAAACGCTCAACACTTCGCCGGCATTACCGATTATCCGAAGCTGGGCCACGGAGACATCGAGAGCGCAGACATTCAGGCTCTGGCAACTTACATCAAGGATATGACCGGCGTCGGCGTACTGGTACCGGACGACCATCTCGAAGATTACGTGAGAGAAGTGGCCGGCCTGCCGGAAAGGCTGGATGATGGGACCAACCCCAGGCAGCCAAAACCGGCAAGGGACAGAAATTCTGACGTGAAGCCTGGCAAAGAGGCAGACAGTGACGACCTGGTAGATTTGGAGGACGACGATGAAGCTGTAAAGAAGGCCATGGAGCGACTGGGGAGGTATGATTGATGTTCAGGATCCGGAAGTCAATTCACCTGCACCCGATACACAAGGCAAAGAGGAAGAGCAAAGCAGCACAAGAGGTCCTCGACAAATTAAACGCATTCCTGGACGCAACGGAACCGGAGCCGGTTTATTTCCTCACCAGGCTATGGAACGACCAGCAGCAGGCAATAACATACAAGGAGCTGCGTGAGGCAATCCTCAACGGCTACATCGACGTGAAGACCATCCAGGCCTGGCAAAACGACTACGCAAACTTTGTAAACGAGCACCTGAAGCCCCTATGGATAGAGGCCATGCAGGCAGCAAATGCAGACTTGATGGCAGCGCATCCGGATTATTTCTTTGACCCCATGAGCCAGGGTGTCCTCAAATGGATCAACGAACACGGTGCCCAATGGGTAACGGTAATAGCGGAGGAACAGAAGGAAGCAATATCGGCCATGCTGCAGCATGCATACAGCGGAGCCTTCACCGTAGATGAGCTGGCCAGAACGATCCGGGCGACAATTGGCCTAAATAAGGTCCAGGCCAAGGCCAACCTGAACTATTATCAGCATGTGAAGAAAACTCTTCTGGAAAACAACCCAGGCATGAAGGAATCAACGGCCCAGAAAAAAGCCCAGGAAGCAGCAGCGAAATACGCGGCCAAGCAGCATAGGCAAAGAGCTTTCGCCATAGCAACAACAGAAATGGCATTCGCTTATAACAAGGGAGCTGACGAGGGAATAAAGCAAGCCCAGGAGCAGAACCTTATAGGCAAGGTGGTGAAGGTTTGGAGCACGGCAGCCGACGAACTCGTATGTTCTATATGTGGAGCCCTGGATGGTGTCGAACTGGAGATGGGCGCAGATTTTGATTTCAAAGGCAACCAGTTATACAGCGGTCAGAAGCAAACGCCGCCAGCTCACCCACGCTGCAGATGCGCGCTGCTTTACGTGGAGAAGGAACCGCCGAAATACAAGACGGTACCGGAGCAGGAAGTGATCCAGGACTGGAGCCCGGAAGATCAGATACCAACGCCCGAACCTCCGGACCCGGCAAAGCCCGTAATACCACCGTCAGAGAAAATGCCACCAGGCATGAAATACAAAGGCAAGGCAAACCTCGGAGGAACCGGGGAAATGCATTCATACATCGACGAGACCGGCCAGGAGTGGTTATTCAAACCGGCACAAAGTAAATCCGGAAAACCGGAAGCCTTCAGAGCATATGTCCAGGAAGCCGGTTATAAGGTCCAGGCGATAATAGATCCGGACACAGCGGTACCGGTAGGAACAGGAGAGCTGGGCGGGAAGTTTGGAGCTTTCCAGAAGCGAATAAACACCATAGGCGACAAGATAGACCTGAAGCACTGGCAATACACCAGCGACCAGCTGCCGCCAGGAACGGCCGCACAGCTGCAGAGGGAACATGTAACTGACTGGCTGCTGGCCAACTTCGACAGCCACGGCGGCAACTTCGTAATGGACGACGCCGGCAGGCTCATAGGAACAGACAAGGAGCAGGCCTTTAGGTACATCAAGGAAATAGGCGCCCAGCAGATGAGCTACACATACCACCCTAACGCAACCTACGGAGAAACAGAGCCGATTTATAATACTTTATTCCGGAGGTTTGCAAAGGGAGAGATTGACCTGGATCTGCAGGATACCTTGACCTACATCAAGAGAGTGGAGGCGATCCCGGACGACCAGTATCGTGAGATATTCAGGAGCTATGCAGAGGCCCTTCACGGGAAAGGCAAAGAAGCAGAGGAGCTGCTGGACCTGATCGTCGAGAGAAAAAACCGGTTAAGAGAAGACTATCGTCAGTTTTTCAGTGACCTTCTCACCGAGCGAACCGGAAAAAAACAAGTGTTCGTCTGGGCGGACGAGACAGCAGAGCATATGAAGCAGCCACTGACAGCAGTAACACACGGCTCGGAAACCCTGCAAAAGATGAACATGGCAGAGCTCAAGCAGCTGGCCAAGCAAAAGCAGATCCCATACTACAACAACATGAATAAGACCCAGCTGGTAACGGCCATATCGGACCCGGCAAAAGCGCCGGAAATGAGCGCCCAGGTAAGAAACAGACTGCTGGCCAACGAGGCAGCAAGGAAAGCTGCAGCAAGGACGCCGGCAGCACAGAAGGCCAAAGAGATTATATCTGCAGATGATGTGTTCCAGGACGCGTCGATTATTCCGGAGAAAAGGCTGGGAGTTCCAGTCAGGAGCGACAAGGGCAGCGTTGAAGGTCTCAATTTGACGGCCAGGAGAATGCGCCTGTTAGACGACGCAAGCGGTACCGAATATGAGGTATACGAAATATCCGGAAAACTCACCAGGGAAGCATGGTCCAAGACATGGGATAAAATGAAGCCAATAGGAGAAATAGGAGAGCTGGAATTTGAGCTTGCAGACGATGTCAAAAAGCTCTTTGCTTCCAAGGCGGACCTCGGAGCTTCCATCCGGACCATAAAGGTAACCGACGGAGAAACCACATTCGAGCTTTATATCGATGGCCAGACAAGGAGATACAATGGATGGCGTGGTTTTTTCAGATTGAGAACTCCGGTAACCTCAAACGGAGCTGCGGACGCTGCAAATATGAGAAACATGCTGCAGAAGCTGGAGCTTGATGATCTTTTATTGAAACCGGACAGCGAGGCAGAAACGATCCTCAAAAAGAGCCGGCTTGTATGGCAACACGCTCCACATCGTATCCAGGAATTAGATGGTTTGACGCCAGAGCAAATACCGATTAAACTGGATATGATATTAAAGCAAGAAGGAATAGACCCGAAGCGTATAAATAACATGAAGCTGGTTAAAGTCTTCGAAGGCTATTCAACTTATGTCGAAGAGGGCATCGTGGAAACATACAAGAAGGCAGGCCTGAAATATGTCTGGACCGGAGTTCCGGACGGAGACGACATCGTGAAGATCATCCAAAGCCCTGGCCTGATGTCAAATAACAACCGTTTCAGGGCAGGATTGAGGCGCACAGGAGCAAGTCCGGTAGAAGACTTCCGGACCGGCGGCAGCGATAATGTATTCACCAGGATAGGCGTCAAGAATAAGAACAACCCAAGATTTGACGACTGCTACCGAGGGAACCGATATCGCATTCTTATTGATCCAAAAGTCATGGAGAGAACCGACTGGTATGCATATGAAGGAGACTCGTTCGGAAGCTCGGATCCGTCGGCACTGGCCGGCAGGCTTTCGCCGGTGGAATTTATTCAGAGAATGGCCACAAGCTACCGGTACGGGAACGAAATCATGTTCAGGCACGGAATAGCTAAGGAGACATTCATCGGGATATCATGCCAGAGCAACGCGCTCCGAGCAGAGCTCCTGGAGAAGTTCAAACAGGCGCATATTACTGCAGTAAACGGGATACCGATAGAAGATTTTGTAAAGGTGGGATCTACGATATGATAGACCAAAGAGCTGTATACGTCTTCAAGCCACCGGGAGAAAGAGATTTCACCGGGATAGCGCTGGATGTTCACATTCACAAAGAGGCCCTCCGGTTCTTTGACACCAACAGAGGACACGAGCTGCCAGGCAAAGTAACCCAGGAGACAGACAATGGATTTACATTCACATCAACGGGAATCATCCAGGGAGAATGGCAGTTCAAAGTTCTGGGAATTGGAGAGTTTAAGCGGAAATATTTCAAACTGGTCGAAGGCGGGCAAGCGCTGGCGGCCAAGCTACAAACCACAGAGGACCTCCACCAATGGTATCGGAGGGAGTTCAAGATTTAAGACGGGGAAAAGGACCTCGTCTTTTTGCTTTGAAAGGAGGTAGATAACAATGGCCAAGTTCAGCGACCTGGTGAGCATCAAGAAGGACCAACAGAAACCGGCCACACCGGCGAAATCTACATCAGGAGTGATAAAAGGTCGCTTCAAGATCCAGAAATCAGACGACGACAAAATGCTGGCCTTTGGCTGGGCCAATGTAGCGGTTACAGCCGGCGGCCAACAGATAGAGGACTACCACGAGGACATGATAGACCCGGAAGAGCTGGAGCAGGCTGCATACAAGTTCGTGGAGCTTTACCGGGAAGGCGGAGAGCAGCACGAGCGCGGAGGAGTGGCCGTGCTCATTGAAAGCATGGTATTCACCAAGGAAAAAATGAAGCTCCTGAACATTCCGGAAGGGACGCTGCCTGAAGGCTGGTGGATAGGCTTCAAGGTATTAGACCCGGACGTCTGGGAAAAGGTCAAGGATGGCACATATCCGATGTTCAGCATTGAAGGAGAGGCCATCCGGGAGGAAATCACCGAAGAGGAATAACAGAATAACGGCAAATCAAAAAACGACGAGCAATCGTCGTTTTTTGTTTTATATAAATTAAGCCGGGAAAGGAGGAGAGACGCGGAAATGGCATTCAAACTGAAAGACCTGAAAATCACCAAGGTGGATTTTGTAGAGGCCGGAGCAAACCCAGAGGCAAACATCCTGCTGTTTAAGAGCAAGAACGGAGCTCCGGGAGCAAAATCTTCTGAACCCCCTGCAGCGAAAGGAGGTGAGAAAAGCGAGAGCCCAGTCAAGAAGTTTTTCTCTGCTATAGCAAAAGCTCTGGGCATAGCCGAAGACGAGCATGTAGGCGAAGCAATCGAGCAGATAGCCAAAGGTTACGAAGCTGCCACATTCGGAGAAAAGATGGACGAGCAGAAGCGCAGGAGAGTAACCAGCGAAATATGGGACGTTTGCTACGCTTTGGAGGAAAGCCTGTGTTCCATTATCTGCGACGATGAAGTGCCGGAAGAGGACAAACCCGGCATGATGGAGCAGAGCCTGAACGAGTTCGCGGAGGCTGTGAAAGAGCTTATTCCTACATGGGCGCAGGGAAAAACCACAAACAAAATCGCCAAGAACGAGCAACCCATCACACCCGCAAGGCTTGAATTAGCCAAAGCTGCAAAGGAAAAGCTGGAGGCTATTATAGCCAAAGGGAAAAAGTATCCGGACACAGATCCGGAGACAGATCCAGAAGACACGTCCGTTCAGGACGGATGCAAGAAACCAAAAACAAAAAAATCGAAAGGAGACATGGAGGATATGAAAATCGACAAGAGCAAACTGACACCTGAAGAGCTCGCGATGCTCGAGGCCATCGAAAAGAAGGCCGGCATTCAGGACGAGCCCGCAAATGATCCTAATCCCGACGCACCTGCAGCAACCGATGTAAACAAGAGTGCAGGCCAGGCCGGAGACAACCAGAACACCGGAGAAGAGGAAGATATCTACAAGGGACTTCATCCTGCAGTAAAGGCAGAGCTTGAAAGACTTCGCAAGGCAGCAGACCAGGCGGAGGAAAAAGAGCTAACCGAGATTGCAAAGAAGTATGAGATCATCGGCAAAAAGCCCGAGGAGCTGGTACCTCTCTTTAAGAGCTTAAAAAAAGCCGGCGGCAACGCTTATGAACAGATGATCGCCATACTCGACGCCAGCGTGGAGGCTGTAGAGAAGTCCGGAGTTTTCTCCGAGATAGGCAAAAAAGGCGGCACTGGCACCGTTGACGCATGGGCGACCATTGAAAAGCACGCCGACGAGATCCAGAAATCTATGCCTAACTTGACGAGAGCTCAAGCAATCGACAAGGCATGCCAATTGCATCCCGAACTCGTACATGAGTACGAGAAAAATAGATAAGGAGGAATGAACATGTTTATCAGCACAGGAATTAATGATAGCCCGGTAATCACCGGGAAAGCAACTGCAGCCATTGAAAATGGCGCTTTTCTTGCTGCCAAGTTTGACGCAAACGGAGGCATTGTTCTTGCCGGTGCAGGCGAGAATGCACTCGGCCTTTTGATTGCTACCACTCCGGAAAATGTGGCAGCTGGCGAAGACGTAACCGTCCAGATTAAGGACATCGGCCTCTGGAGAACCGGAGGCGCCGTAGCCGCAGGCGCAGAGCTCACTTCTGACGCCAACGGAGCGGCCGTAACAGCTGCAGTGGGAAATTATGTGACAGCAATCGCACTCGAAGCTGCAGCAGCTGCCGGCCAGGTGATCAAAGTACAAATCGTAAAGTCAGGCAAAGTGCCGGCTTAAAACAATATGAAAGGAGATAACAGTCAATGAAAGGAACAAGCATATCTAACATTCAGGTACAGATCGCAAAAGGCTGGAGGCCCAATAACTACCTGACAAACATGTCCATGGCCTTCTTCCAGGAGGAAGGAGACTTTGTGGCACCCTCAATTTTCCCGATTTGTCCTGTGGCATTGAGCTCCAGCTATTACTACACATTCAGCAAGGCTGACCTTGCGAGAGACAACGTGCAGAGAAAACCCGCATTCGGAAAGGTTCAGCCTGCACTGATGGGCCAGACAGACAACACCTACAAGTGCGAAGTGGACCAGGTAATCGTAGGTATCGACCAGATCGACGCTTTGAACTACCAGAGAGCAAAGGCTCCCGGCGTGGCAGATCCGAGAAGAGCAAAAGTAAGATTTGTCACCGAGCAGCTGAAGCTCCACCTGGACCTTCTCTTTGCACAGAACTTTTTCAATGCTGCAGCATGGCAGAATGTATGGACTGGCGTAGCAGCTAACCCCGGCGCGAACCAGTTCCTGAAATTCACCGATGCCAACTTCGACCCTGTAAACTTCTTTGATGCCAGAATCAAAGACATCAAACAGTCCGGACGCAGAAAACCCAACAGGCTGGCCCTTGGCGTTGACGCATACAACGCATTAAAGAACCATCCTGACATCGTCGAAAGGGTAAAATACACCGGCAGCACCGCCAACCCTGCAATCGTCACACCTCAAGCTCTGGCTGCAATCCTGCAGATCGAGGAAGTAAAGGTTCTCGAAAGCACCTACAACAGAGGCGGCATCGGCCAGGAAGACATGCAGTTTGTATGCGCAACCGACGGCGCACTTCTCTGCTACGCAACCGACAATCCTTCCATCGACGAGCCCAGCGCAGGCTATATCTTCACATGGGATATGCTCGGCAATGGTCAGTACATCGCAATTGACCAGTACGAAGGAGAAAAAGGCACGCATGCAGAGTTCATCGAAGGTTTGATGGCCACAGACATGAAGAAGACCTGCGACGATCTGGCAATCTACTTCGACCAGTGCGTATAAGAGAAGGAGGGGCACCGATGAACGGTAACAGTTACGGTTACATTTGCAAAAAAGCGTGTGTACTTGGAGGCGTCGCCTATTCCGAAGGCGACGCTATCCCTGCTGATGCCGTTCTTCCGAGCCGCGAAAAGGTCTTAATCAAGCAAGGGCTTATAGTTCCGGCCGTAAATGTTGACGTGCTACTGGAGGAAAACAAATTTTTAAGAGCGAAGGTAGCCGAGCTTCAAAAGACTGCCGGAGAAGCCACAGAATCGCCCAGAAACGACGAAAAGGAACCGGGGAATATAATCATACCTATAACGGCAAAAGGCGGCCTAATTGAGCTCGAAATGAAGCCAGAGGACATAATAAAAGCCATTGCTACCCTGCAGCTTAATGCAGAGGAGGCTGCCAAGGCGGTGGGCGAAATCGACAAAGAGGAAATCCTTATACTGATTGATGCGCTTGACTACAGGAAAACGGTCAAGACAGCAATCCTGGAAAGGGTAGAGCAAATGGAGACCGGCGGAGAGGAAGAGCAGGGCAACACAGAGGAGAATAAGGGTCAGGGTGATGCATAATGGCAGAGAGAAGCTACACCTATGACCCAACGAAGATCAAGGAAAAAGGCAAAGACAGGATGCGTTTTGAGCTTGGCGACACCATGGTAGAGGGAGGAGCCGAAACGGCAGCACTTTCCGACGAGGAAATCAATGCTGTTTTGGAGATGTACCCGAACAAATGGAAAAAAGCCAAGCTGGCGCTCGTTGAAAGCATATGCCGGCGATTTTCCTATGAGGTAGACACCGACGTCGGACCTCTTTCCCTGGGCCTACAGGCCCGCGTAGAAGTATGGCGAGAGATGTACAAGGAGCTAAAGGCCGAATTAAATTATTCCGTGCCGAGCGCAAATCCGGCCGCGATAAGCGGCGACGCATACTTTTACAAAGGAATGATGGATAACCCGGCAGCAGGACGAAAGGAAGGTGGGGGATATGTACCTCAGGCCAGGGAACCTGTATAAAGACTTTACCGTAGAGAAAAAAGACAGAACCGTGAGCTCACGCGGGAGAGCAAAGAGCGGATACAGCGACGATGGAGTGACAATAAGAGGCATCCTGGCCGAGGCTAAACCCCAGGAAAAGGAGCGATGGCGGCAGCTCCAGCATCCCATAAGTCACACGATAGTCCAAAGAGGAAAGCCCAAGGCGGATCCGGAAGACCGCCTGATTTTTGGAGACAGAATATTCTTCGTCCAGGGAGTAGATGAACCGGGCGCCTTGGGACTTTGGACCATTTACTACGTGGAGGAACGCTTCGATGGCTATGAATATCAAGATTAAACCGGAGATAGACAAAATAGTGGACCAGATAAACCACGAAGCTAAATCCAGAGCTTTCAGGGCCGCCAATGAGCTCCGAAATGCAGCGCTCAATGTCCTGCGTGGCCAAAGGTCCGGCCGCGTTTATAAAAGGCCTTTTTCAAGCAGCAAATATACAGCTTCAGCGCCAGGGGAACCACCTGCAGCAAGGACCGGAAACCTGTGCTTGAGCTGGAAACCAAGGACAGGATCCGAAATAGCAGGCAGCAGCCTGACGGTAAGGCCTGCAATTGTCACGGACGTGAAATATGCACCAATCCTCGAAAAGGGATACGACGGCGAGGTCCAAAAGACCATGAAGCTGAAAAAAGGTGGTACCAAAACGATAAACTACCACCTGACTATTGAACCGCGTCCATTCGAGGAACCGATAATCGAGGCTGCAAAGCCGAAGATTAAGCAAATCTACAGCGAGCCATATCTCAAATAATTCAGGGAAGGAGGGAAGCCATGCCGTTAATTAAAGACACCGTCAACAAAGTGTTTGATAAAGCCAGCGTGCATAAAGGAGATTTAATCAGGGCGAAACATGAGACATGGGATGAACCCAGGAATGGGATTGTAACAGCGGTGAGCGATGAAAAGCTGACCGTTTTATTTTTGCCAGGCCTGGGGAACGTCACAAACTACTTCACAATATTTGCTTCAGAGGTATCTGCCGGCAAATGGGCGGTCAAATGGACCACCGACATGGAGACCATCAATTCTGAAGGCACGGCAGGCGAATGACAATGACGCTGGAGGATTTGATTTATAACCGACTTGTAACCAGCAAGGACCTAACGGACAAGCTGGCCAAGTTCAACAAACTGCCGGCAATTTTCTACCAGGCAGCTCCCGGAGATCAGGAGGAAGGCTGGAAAGGCAAAAAGCAGTATCCGCGGATTGATTTCGTGGTGGATATGCAGGCCAACCCAGAAAGGCAGAGCTCCGGATTAATGACGCTCAACATATGGTGCGACGAGGCCGGAACTCCTCCGGAAGAAATAGAGCCGGAAGTGCGCGCTGCTCTATGCGATGTATTTATGCAGCCGGCCGAACAGCCTCCGTATTGCCTGGCCTGGGTAAGATCAGACAGCTTCGAATTAAGCGCCAACACGATAGAAGGATCCCATGTAAACGGCATCACCATTCTTTTTGACGTGCTGGCTTTTCCCTGCCAAGAAACCACAGACCCGGATCCCATCATGGCCATGAATGAGTTTGTCAAGGAATGGGAACCAGCCGCTGTATTGATAGGCCGTGACAAGATCCAGGATTACTTCACAGCAGGTAAAGACAAGCCTGCTTTTTATTTCAGGCTTGCGATTTTGGAACTTGCCCAGGAGACAAATACAGTGGCCTGGATGAACGGAAGCATAGCTGGCCATATATTCGCTCCAACTGCGGAAGCAAGGCTACAATGGCTTAAATACCTCGTAGACACGCTGGCAAGCCAGGGAGAGGTTACAATGTTGGACACATCTCCCATGTTCATACGGAGCATAAGAGCCGACAGCGCGGCCAATTACCTCATTACAGGCCAGCTCCAAATCAATGTGCGGTTTGGTATACTTCGCAGGCCAAAATATGCGCATGTACTGGCGAAGACGAATATCGCAGGAACAGATTATGAAGAATAGGAGGTTATTCTATGGCTGAAAAAACCGAGAACACCAAGAAGACCAGCTCTGTGGAGCCGACAACCCCGGAGCCCGAATACACAGCCGAAGAGCTCGCTGCAGCATCAGAAAAGGTATTCGGTAAAAAGGTCATGCCTGAATGCGTAATGGCTGCCTTCCGCGTGGCAGGCGTCGAAAAAGCCACAAAAACACAGGCAGCAAAAATAGTAAAAGATTTCATGACGAAGGAGGTCAAGTAACATGGCAGGAGTTTTCACGATAGGTGAAAAGAAAGTCCGCCCTGGAGTCTATACCAGATATGAGAATGCCGGCGGAGTAACACCGGCAGGAGCCGTAAACGGTATAGGCGCAGTAGTTATAAGGGCAAACTGGGGACCGCTCAACAAGCTCGTAGAACTTGACAGCCCCAGTGCGGCAACTTCCACCTTTGGAACAGAGCTCACCGTGGACGCAATCACAGAGATGTTCAACGGAGGCTGCAGCAAAGTAAAAGCAGTAAGAGCAGGATCCGGAGGAACCGCCGCAACAATAACCCTCAAAGACGGCGCTTCAACTGACGTGGTAAAAATCACCGCGAAATACGTCGGTAACCGTCCGTTCAATGTAACCATTAGGGACAGTTTGCTGAACGACGATAAGCGCGAATGCATCATCTATTCAGGGACCACAGAGTTTGAAAAGGTGGAATTTGCAAAGGGAGCAACCGGAGCAGGAGAGCCAGCAGATCTCGTGGCGGCATTCGCCAACAGCAAGAACTTCACAGCAGAAAAACTCGCCGACGGAAACAAGGTGCTGGCAACAGTGGCCCAGGCAGCCATGACAGCCGGAACCAACCCGACTGTAACCACCACCGAATACAGTGCAGCGCTTAATATTCTGGAAGCAGGCAAGTGGAACGTGCTGTGCGTAGACACATCTGACACGGCAGTTCATGCACTGGTACAGTCCTTCATCCAGAGGATCTACCTCGCCGGAGCCACACCGATGGCCTGCGTAGCAGAGACAAAGGATGTGGACCTTGATACCAGGATGAACCATGCTGCAGCATTCAACGATGAGAAAATGGTCTACGTCTTGAACTCGGCATACGACGCCAGCGGAAACCTTTATGACGGATACAAGCTGGCAGCCAGGATCGGTGGCATGATAGCAGCCGTAGCTTCCAACACCAGCCTGACCCACACCGTGGTAAACGGATTTGTTTCTCTCGCAGAGGCGCTGACAAATAGCCAGATTGAAAAGGCGCTGCAGAAAGGCTGCATCGTTCTCACAGTGAACGCAAGCGACCAGATCTGGATCGAGAGCGCCATCAATACCCTGGTAACACCAAGCGGCAACCAGGATGAAGGCTGGAAGAAAATCCGCAGGACCAAGACCAGGTTTGAGCTCATCGAAAGGATAGTAGCAACCACCGATCCACTGATCGGCAAGATAAACAACGACAGTGACGGAAGAGCGACATTCATAGCTGCGGCCCAGGGCGTAGTAAACGCCATGATCGGCGAGAAGAAACTCCTGGACGGTACCGTTTATGAGGATCCACTCAATCCGCCTGCGGGAGACAGCGCATGGTTTGTAATTGCTGTTGATGATATCGACAGTATAGAAAAGGCATATCTGACCTTCAAGTTCAGATTTTCGCCTGAATCTTAAGGAAGGAGGATAAGGCATGTTAAATAACAGAGCACCGATTGATGCCAGGAAAGTATTGACCGGGAAAGACGGCGCGCTTTACAACGACGAGGGCGTCATGCTGGCCACCGTTGAAACATTCCAGACCCAGGTCAATGTGACAAATGCTAAATATCAGCCGCTGGGAGACGCACAAGAGCATGAAGTGTTCCAGGCCTATGGCGTGACCCTAACCTTCACAGAAGTGGTAATCGCAGACGAGCGCTTCATCCAGGAGCTGTTCGAAGGAATGAAGACCGGAGTAATGCCGGCTTGGAATTTCCAAGGCGTGGTAAAGGGACGCAACGGGAGCGAACAGCGCATGATTTACAGACAGTGCGTACCAAGCGGCACTATAGATCTGCAGAACCTTTCCGTGGGAGATACCATCAAGAGAGCCTGGAGCCTCTTTGTCAATGATCCTCCGGAATTGCAAAGCTTGTTAACCGCCTAATACGCAACCTAATACGCAATGGAAGCGTGCAGGCATATAACCAAATATTTATGGCCGTCCTGCACACCAGGGCGGCCAATTTTTTAATTTAAGGAGGTTATGAAATCATGGCAAACGATAAAATCGAAAAAGCCAGAATTGAAGAAATTGAGCTTACTGAAGAGGAGAACAAGGGCCAGTTAAGAGCATACGAGGACGATATCCTCAAAGGTTTGCTGGCGGCTGCAAACTTTAAGACTGAGGAAGACAACATTCAAACAATCGAGATAGCCAGAAACGGCGTGGTTCTCTTTAAATTCCGCATTCGTCCTTTGACCGAGGAAGAATACCAGGCCTGCAAAGAGAAATACACCAAATACGTCAGGAACAAACAGCTCGGCATTAAATTCCCTGAATATACCGACACCGTAAGATACAGAAGCGCTCTGATATACCAGGCAACCATAGAAGAGGACAGGGCAAAGATCTGGGATAACAAGAGTGCATGGAAGGCTTTAAATGTGCTCAATGGTGTGGACCTTATCGACAAGACATTGCTCGCAGGAGAAAAGGACGCCGTGCTTGAGCTTATCGACAAAATCAGCGGTTATTCAGTTACAGCAGAGGAAACGGCAAAAAACTAATAAAGGCCGGAGGAATGGCCACTCTGCTTCATCACATATTCCAGCGGATGGGCATTCCTCCGGACGAGGTTATGGCCAAACCGCCAGGAGTGAGAGCTTTCATGTTAGCCTCTATGCGCGTGCAGCTTGAGGAAGAAAATAACGAAAGAGAGGAGGATTGATGGATGGCAGCCGAAACATTTCGCATTGAGATACCTATCCATGTCGAGGATAAAACAGATCCCGGCATTTCCCAGGCGACGCAGAAGATAAATGGCTTTGACAAGGCCAACCAGAAAACGCAGGAACGGCTGAATCAAATGAACCGGACAAAATACCAGGTCGTCCTCGATGCACTGGATAGGGCGTCGAGCGTTGTCGGAAAGGTTTCATCAAAAGCACGCAGCATAGCGGGGAAGACATTCAGCTTTACGATGAAAGTAATTGACCTGGCCACGGCACCATTAAGAGGACTGTGGAATTTTGTAACATCTATCCAAGGTGCTATCCTTGGAGCAACTGGTGCGTTTGCAGGAATTTATAAACCGATGGAGATCGCCGGAGACTTTGAACAGACGCAGATCGCATTCGAAACCATGCTAAAAAGCGCCGAAAAAGCGGAGAAATTCCTAAAAGAAGCGTCGCAATTTGCCAACAAAACACCGTTTGAGTTTCCGGAGCTAATTAACAGTAGTAAACTGATGCTGGCATTCGGATTTGAGGCAGATAAGGTACTCGACATATTGAAAGTTATCGGCGATACGGCCAGCGGCCTGGGAGCTGGTTCTGAAGGAATAGACCGTATAACGAGAGCACTCGGCCAGATGAGAGCGAAAGGACGAGCACAGGCAGAGGAACTCCTGCAGCTTCAGGAGCTTGGTGTACCAGTCAACCAAATACTGCAGGAAGAGCTCGGCCTAACCGGAGAACAGATCGCAAACATCGGTAAAGAGAGTATAGAAGCGGCAAAGGTTATAGATGCGTTATTACGAGGCATGGATAAACGTTTCGGAGGCATGATGGCCAACCAATCCAGGACCGCCAAGGGTATGATATCAACCCTTAAAGACACTCTTCAAAACTCACTTTTGAGGCCCTGGGGACAAGGCCTGTGGGAAGGTATAAAGCCAGGACTTGAAAAGCTCACCAACTGGATAGACGAGAACCAGGACATCATCACACAGTGGGGAGAAGCCTGGAAGAAAGCCGGAGCAAATATTTCCAAGTGGGTAATGGCCAGAGTGGACAACTTAAGAAACAGCATACAGCGCATGGTTAACTCCCAGGAATGGAAGGACGCGAAAAACTTCGGTGAAAAGCTGAAGATAGCCTGGGACAAGATCATAGCGCAGCCGTTCAACGAATGGTGGAATTCAACCGGCAAGGCCTGGCTTGCAGACAAAGCCAGCAAAATCGGTGAAGGAATAGGAACTGCGCTCTCTGCAGGACTGCTGGCCATACTCGGAATAGACGCAAAAGGCGCCGTAGAGGACGGAACCAGCATAGGAGCTTCATTCGCTGAAGGCTTCCAAAAAGGATTTGACGGCAAGAAGGTAGGTGAGGCACTCCTAAATGCCATAAAGGGCGTATTCAAAGACGCAGGAACGCTGCTCCCAGGAGGAGAGGAACCAACCAGTACATCCTGGCTGTCGGCCGGAGCAATAGCACTGGCGCTTCAAAAACTCGGAATTTTCAAGCTGATCGGCAAAGGCGGCAAGGGATTAATTAACCTCTTTGGCAAAGGCAGCAAGAGTGGAACACCCGACACCACGGGAATACCATCGGCTTATTCAGCAGACACCATGTATGTTACAGCCTCGATAGTTTATGTTTACGGAAAAACAATTCAGGGACCAGGAGGAGGATCCCCGACAGGAGGTTCACCATTAGGAGGTTATCCTTCCCTACCAACAGTAACCAAGCCCCCAGCATTACCACCGGCCGGAGGAACACCGTTAGCACTTCCAGGAGCCGCAGGAGCTGCAGGTAAGGCATTAAACACTGTGCAGTTGGCCAACGGAACATATGTGGTCACAGGCGGAGCATTGGCAACCGGCCTGGCCAAGACCGGCGTAGCACTCGGCAGCGGAGCAACAACTGCCGGCGGAGCCATAGCAGCCGGAGCTTCAAGTGTTCTGGGCGGCGCGCTCGGTATTGCCGGACTTGGAGCCGGAGCGATAGACATATACCAGGGCACCAAGAAGACCGGGAAAGAAGCCAAGGACGAATACTGGAAGGGCGGTACCAAGATAGGCATGGTAGGCGCAGGAGCTGCAATAGGCTCGGTGGTACCGGTAATAGGAACAGGCGTAGGAGCTCTTGTAGGAGCCGGAATCGGCGGCGTCGCCGCACTCTTCACCGGAGATAAAGCAGGAAAAGCCCTATCAGACGCAACAGACAAAGACGGAGCTTTATCAAAGTTCTGGGAAAACACCAAGCAGTGGGCAAGTAACACATGGGACTCCATCAAGACTGGAGCTTCAAACGCCGGATCCTGGGTGGCCGAGAAGTGGAACGCGGCCGGAGACTGGATCAGCAACAAATGGAGTAGCTTCAGCGACTGGTTCGACACTTCGGTATGGACCCCGGTAAAAGACGTCGGAATATCGGCCATTAACATAGCAGCCGGCGCATGGAGTGAAGTCAGAGACTGGGTAGGAGAGAAATGGATCGATT